GCGGACTTGCCAATTTGCTCAATGGTAACTCGCAGGGAACGTATACGAATAAAGTTCAAATGGCGGGAACAGTGTCGGGGTCGGCAGGCACCCCGCTATGTTTGGACGCCAGCGGAAACGACACCACCTCGGGGTGCCCCGGACAGGGCGGCAAAACCTCCAGCTCTCCTACGAGTTTCACCTCGGCAATTGTCGGCGGACAAGCGGCGCTCGCCGGACTCGGGACGGTGGCAACAAGCGGTGCTACCGTCACCGGAACAGGGACCTCCTTCACGACGTTGTTTTCGGCTAATCAGCCGATCATCGTTTACGACACCGTTCACTCGGGAACGGGCTACATCACCAGCCAGCCCAGCGGCCCGGACGAATTGGGCATCCAGTCCATCGGCTCAATTGTCACTTTCTTCGGCGGCGCGACCACCACCGGGTTGAGCAAAGGCGACGTTATCTGCTCGACGATCTACGGGGGCACCCTCAACAATGCCCCCGGCCAATGCTGGACCATCTACCAGGTGGTGGACACCTATCACGTCACCACGCAGCACACGATGTACCCGCAAGTCGGCGCGGGTCAGTACGCCTGCAACATAGTGGTTGCGGCGAACGTCGGGTACGTCACTTGCAACAGTCCGCATGGACTGGCGAGCGGAGCCAACGTCACCATCGCTGGCACCGGCAATAGCTCCTTGAACGGGACCTACTCGATCACCAACGAGCCAGCGTTTTTCACGAACGATCCCACATCAAGCTATAACTTTGAAATCACCACCAGCGGCGTGGCAAATGGGTTTTACGCGTCCGACTCGATCACTCTCAGCGGTGTGACGCCGACCCCTCACCTCAGTTGCTCGATCACTTCCAACGTGGCCACCTGTACGTCACTTCAATGGCCTGGGTTCACGGTCGGCGATTCGGTCTACTACGTGAACGGCTCGACCGGGACGTGCGCCGACATGAATGGCGCACACACGATCACCGGCGTGGGTACTGGCGATTACCCGAAGACGTTCACCTTTGCGACCTCGGGAGTGTCCAACGGGACCTGCGCCGACACCGCTGTGCTGATCGGTGCGGGCTGGACCTACCAGCACCACCCGCAGCGAAGCGTAGTCCAGAGCGTGACGAACAACACGACGCTTACGGTGAGTCCGTCCTTCTCACCCGATTTCCCGGCGGGAGCGACCTATCAATATGCTCCAGACAATTCAGCCGCAGTTGCCGCCGCTTGTTCGCTAGGCACCAGCATTTATATGCCAGATGGCGATTATCATATTTACACACCAGCATCGGCTCCATTCCACATTGCAACCTGTACCGGATTCTCTCAGGAGTGGGCGATGTCTGGCGGAGCTCGTTTCGTGCTCGACAATCAACAAAACGCCGATGGATTTTACTTCGAAGGCGGCACGCGGGCCAAGTTTACCAACTGGACGGTGGATGGATTATGGGTTTGGACGACGCGCGCGGTGGTCACATCTGAGGCTCCGTTGGCCTTCCAGATCCAGGATGCCTATTACCCGACCGTCACGAACTTTCGCAGCACGGGTGGCACTGGGAACGTCCTGATTAGTCAATTCAACGATCACCCGTTGATTCAGGGTGTGCAATGTTTGAATGTAGCGGGTTGTCTACTCTCCAATGGTGATGTCGATCTAGTCGCCTCGGATCTCCAGGTGACCAACTCAAGTGATGAATCGATCTCAATCCACAACGCTCCTGGCGGGATAGATCAGGAGCGCGGCGCGACGGTCAGCAATTTCACCGTCAAGAACGGTGAAAATATCGACACGACCCAACTTAGTAACGTGGCATGGAGCAATGGACTACTAGAGGGCATGGTGGACGATCCGGTGCGTCAGGCGCCGTACAATCCGACCAACTCCAGCATTTCTTATTCTAATATTATTATCCGGGGCGGTGGGATGGCAGGACCTCAATGCCGGTGGTTGGGATGCACCGCGAATTTTTATCTTGGAAGTAACCCGTTCGTTCAGATGACGAACGTGCAAATTCTTTCCACGAATCCGCAGTCGATGATGGGAGGAATTGTGGACTGGGCTGCAATTGGGAACACCTCCACCCTCCAACTGAGCAACGTGACGATTTCCGGTGGTCCGTCCTATGGGGTGAATGCCTACGTGAACCGCCTCGAAGTGTCCAATAGTTACTTTGAGAATCTGGACGACATTGGGCTGTCGGAAACATCGAGCGGCCTGGTAAGTGTCAACGGCCTGACGCTGCGAGACGTGGCCAGAAAGTGGGGTGCTGGGGCAGGTTCATTCTACGGCGGCCCAAACTATGCGCTCGCTCTCGGTGTTACAACCGAGTTCCACGTCCGCAATCTTACGATTCTCGATGACCAATCCACGCCGACCGGCTATAAGATCTTCGAGTACGGCATCGGCACCATCGGCGAGTTCGACAACCTTACGAGCACCATCACGAACGGAGCACTTGCCTGGAACATGAACAGCGAGGGGAATCCAGGGAAAATCTTTGTCCACTCCTACCAGCCGCAGACCTACTCGCAGATCAGCCAATTGACCGCCAACGGGCAGATCGGCAACGGCTCGAAGATGTACTGTTCGAACTGTACGATTGGGGCATGTTCCACCTCGGGCACCGGCTCGGATGTCACGTGGGTAGCTGGAGCGGCTGTATGCGGAGGCGGAAGTGGTGGAGGCGGAGGAGGCGGAAGTGTTAACGTGAATGGCTCCGCTGTAACGTCGCCGAACTTCAACGGCACGACTCCAGCGGCGGCATCCGGTTATCAAAACGCCACGTTCCAAGTGAGCGGCTCAAACGTGAGTGCGGAGATCCCCGTCAGCACTACGACAGATCTGCGCGAGTTCAAGTGTCTCTCGCAACTGGGAGTGGCGGGCTGCAATTTCTCTTTCGCGGCCGGGACGAACCAGGTGCAATTCAACCCCCACGCAGGACTCACCAACAACATTTTCGGCCAGGTAGATTTCCTTGGCGCGGCGACTGGAACGCAGGCAGCGGTGGTCTTTCAGACGCAGCTTTCAAACTCCTGGACCTCAGTGACCTTCGATCTGGAGTGGTTGACCACGGCGACCAGCGGTGCGGCCACGTGGTATCTGCAATTGGCCTGTGTTCCCGCGACAGGCGCGAGCCTCGATCCCGCTTGGGATTCGGCGCGGTCGTACACCAGCACCGCGCAGACTACGGCGAGCTATTCGAACGCCATTGGGCCGCAGACCCTCACGCTGCCCAGCGCTTGCGTTGCAGGCACGCCAGGGCCGATGCTATTCGGCAGGATCTACCGCAACGGTTCCGATACGCTCGGTTCTTCGGCTACCGCGTCGCTGCTGAGCGCGCGGCTCACCATCGTACACCCATGAAGACCATCCTTGCCATTTTCGCTTTCTGCTCGCTCAGTTTCGCCGTCACCACCGTTACGTCGAACGGCAGTGGCGGCGGCCCGGCCAACAGCACGTCAACGTGGGCTGGGGGAGTTGTGCCCAACGGGACGGGCTATGCCGTCGTAATCGCTGCTGGCGATACGGTGACTAACAACATTCCCACATGGACGGTGGGGGGGCTGATCAAGGTTCAAGGAGATCTGAAGCTCGACGGTGCCGGGATTCGGAACTATCTCTTTGCAAGCACCGGAACGGTCTGGGGCACCAGTATGTTCGGCTTCGATGTCTGCCAGAGCGGAACGCTCGATTTCAGCGCTGCAAGCCCGTCCAACTACGTCACGGTCAACTCGGTGAACGGTACGTCTCCCATCGCATTTCACGCCGATAGCAGTTGCGGATCTTACGGCGATGCGGTCTGGAATCTGCAAAACGTGATCGTTGCGTCGCCCTGCGGCTCTTCCGCCGCGAGCATTCAATGTATCAACGTCGGTTTCGGGAACAGCGGCAGCACCCCGGGCTTTCAGCTGATCGACGCGGTGTTCTCCGGCGGCGGCTGGGACGCGATCCAAGCCCATAGCGTCTGGGGGAATGGGGGTTCGACCCTTATTGAGAACAACCTCTGGATCGGCTTTTCGGCCGATACGGGATGCAACTCGACCACCGCCTTGATCTGCGACTACACGAACTACAGTGAAAAGCCCATTCTGGTCGAGAACAACGTGGCAATGAATCCGCAAAGCGCCATGACGTTCTATCAGGGTGCGACCAGTCCGAATGAGGCGTTTTCTCTGACGCTCAGCGGGAACGGGTGGTTTTCTTCGAGCGCCCATGAAGGTCCGTTGCTTGGAGCCGGTTCCTGGGGCGGCAATCTGCTGAGCCCGATCTTGACCCAATACAACGTGGTCGGCGACGTGGCTACCACGTACTATTCCAATTCGAACACTCCCGACTCAATCGTGCTGGTTCCATCGAACACGACCAACATCCACACCGATCAGTACGAGATTTACGACGGCACGGGACAGGCGGGCGGAACGGGCACTGCAATCTACCAATACAACATCGGCATCACGCCGAACGTGCGGAGCGTCAACGCGTGCCAGGGCTGCGGCGGAGTGCTTCAGTACAATGGCTCGGCGAACACGACGAATTTCATCTTCGCCCACAACGTCTGCGTGACGCGCAACGTGGGTCTGGTAATCGGCAGCGAGCCCGTCAACACAAACATCTGTTTTCACTCCATCGGCAACGGCGGCACAAACGGGACCACCGAGTCTCACAACACGGTCATCGCATCGCTGCCCGACGCGGCAGGCGAAAGTCAAGGGCTCTCCCCCGGCGAATCTACCGGCAACGCCGATGTCAACGTGATTGCCAAAGACAACCTAGTCTTCGGGTGGACTTACGGTATCGAGCCGGACACGAGCAATACCTACAATGCAACCGCCTGCACGTGGGGCGGTGCGGCATGCAACAACTGGACGGCGGGGAACACGAATAATTATTGGCCTTCGGCGGCTCAAGGCAACCACTGGGACAACGGCACGGCAGCCCATCCGAGCGCGACCTATGGAGATATCTCCAGCGTGAGCCCGGTGTGGTCGAATATGCCGAGTGGATCGAGCACCGGCTATGCAGGAGTGGGTCCTTACCGGGGCTTGGTGGACTACGATGCGCTGATCGGAGGGCCGGGAACGATGGCGGACCTAGCCAATTGCATGGCGCTGTTCAATGTTCCGCTAGCGGCGACAGCGGGGATCACCAGCGTAGCCCCCCCGTCGAAGTGCGATCCGCACATCATTTACGCGACGATGGCGAGCTGGTACCAGCCGCTTAACATCAACCAGGCGAACGCCGCGAGCGATGGCACGATGCCGGGCGCTCTCCCTCCGCTGGTGATGGGCAGTTGGATTCAGTGACGGTGTGGTCGATGTAATAACATGGCTGATCCAAAGTCGGTGAAGTTTCAATTCGGTTCCAATGGTCTCATAACAAAGGAGGCCGCGAACCTTCTCAAGGACAGTCAGTACCGATCCATGTCTAACTGCGAAGTCAAGCAGGAGGGCTCGCTTTCCACAAGGTCCGGCAGGAGATCAATCGGCGGTACACTCTCTGGACCCAGCTTCGCTTACGGCATTCAAAAACTGGTTAATACCCCTGGGGAGAATCCGCTAGTCCCTTCGACCAATCCTAGGTACATTGGAGCGACATCATTGATTGGGGTAACAGGTCTATATAGGACCTTAGATTACAACACCTTCACTGAAGTCGCTCCGAACATCAATACCTTATCGAACTTTACGAGCAAGTCTTTCCGAATGGCCGCCTACGCGGCTGGTAACGTGGGTGGAAGTTGGGCCTTCATCGCCAGTGAACTTCAGATGCTCAAGGATAACGGAGCATCCCCGTATTCGACTACGCTCCCAAATGGTAACGTCCTGCATAACTGGGGCATCTTGCCAGCGGCGGGAGTGCCTCTGGTCGCGGCGTACAACGCATCAAGCTCACAAGGCCGCCTAATCTCATTGGTCTTCACGGCAGGGCATGACGATTGCTTCGTCCCATACGGAACTTGGACAACCACTGGTGGTGGAGGAACTGGAGCCAACGGGACATTCACTTCAATCATCCAACCTGGAGATTCTGCCGGAAGTCTAACGTCTTTCACGATGATAAGCGGAGGCACGGGCTATACCTCACAACCTACAATCCAATTTCAGGGTGGCGGCGGACTAGTAGGGAATCCTGGTCAAAGCACTGTAGTGTTCACGATCGGTGGAACGGGTAATTTGAACGGCGGCACACCCAACAGCCCGAGCAGTTCGACTCCTTATGATTACCGTTACACGTTCGTGGCCTCAGACACCAATAACGAAGGCAACCCCTCCCAGACAATGCTGACGGACAGCGCGGCCACTCAAGCTGGATTCGGTGGGGACGGGCTGTCTTATTCTGGCCAACCGGCGTCCGTTCTGTTCCAGGCCGTCAAAGTTTTGGTCTACGGTAGCAGCGACCCGCAAATTGGGACCATTAACATCTACCGGCGCGGCGGGTTACTTTACGACGCTTGGAGGCTTGTTGGGTCCTTGGCGAACCCGCCCATAACGTCGCCGCCCACACAGGTAGCGTTTATCGATAATGTCGCCGATGTGGACTTGGAGCCGAATCGGCTATTGGTTACGGACAACGATCCGCCAGTCCCAAGCGGCCCCCCTCAACCGATCACGGGAAATTTCTCCGCAGCGATTACCACGGCGCAACTAACCACAGGACCTAACCCTGGTTGGGTGACAGTCACCTTAGCTACGGGCTATGGGAGTTTAGTTGGGGTGACAGCCGGAACCCTGATGCACTTGTACTACGACAATCCTGAGGACGTTATCATCCAAAAGATAACAGGAGCGAATCAGTTCATCGCATTTTTTCAGCATACTCATTCGGCGTATCCGCAAGGCGCTTTCGAGATCGACACTATCTGTAACCAACCATGCTTCACGGTGATTCCGTACCAACAGTTCTTGGTCATCGCTGGAGATCCCAATAATCCGCACTACATTTACCGGACCAAAGGCGATCAGCCAGAAGCCGTTGCGGTCACTCCCGCCGATGGATCTGTAGCTGTGGTGGCGGCTGGAACACCGTCCAATCCTATTAAAGATCTCTGCGTGTTTCGCGGCCAGATTGTTTCGCTTAATCTTTACTCGCTCTTCGAGACGCTGATTCTCGACGGATCTCTGGTGCAGCCAGTTCAGGTTACCAATAGGGGTGTAGTCGGGCGCAGGGCATGGTGCCAGACGGATACCGAAATTTGGTTTCTGGCGGTTGACGGAGTGTATTCATGGGATGGAGGTAACCTCAGAAAGAGATCGGAGGCGATTGATAATATCTTCCACGGCGGCGGTCCAGTCGGCCTGGTGTCGATGGGTCAGACTGAAAATCAGTTCTTTCCAATAGATACCTCACGCTGGTCCCAATGTTTGATGGAATATGTCCGAGGAGAGGTCCATCTCCTGTACCCAGCGGTTGGGGGGTCTTATTTGCGCTTGATCTGTGAGCCAAGGTTTGGGGATAGGTGGAAGGAGTTTGTAAGTGTTGGATTCAATCTGGATTTTGTCGCTTACACGGAACCCGATACTGGCATGATGATCGAGTCAGTGACCGGGCTGGATAACGTATCGTTCGTGATGCACGACCAGGAAACCATCGTGCCAGTCACTGTTGTTCCTGGATTTCCGCCCACCGTCGCGTACTATAACTTCACTAGCGACTCATTTACGACCGATCCAACGACGCAGGGAGGCCCCATCGCATTCTCGGTCTCTCTGCCGTGGTTTGATTTCGGCTCTCCTGAATCACAGAAGGTACTACAGGAAGCCTTGCTTGATCTCGATGTCACCGGGAATACTGCAACCGCGACTCTAAGTATCGACATCCTGTTGAACTATTCCGATGTGGCAGTGAATACGATCACGGTGACTCTTCCCCTCAGCGACTACCAATCGGGCAGCACTGTTGGAAGAAAGTTAATTTCGCTTCTCCCCGGCATGGTTGCTGGAACTCCACCCACGGTTTATGGTCAGGAAGCGAGGGCCTTTTCGTATCGAATCTATGGTCAAGCTTATCCGGCCAGAATGACCTTCTATTCGCTGGTCATGAAGTATTACGACGTTGGCATCCAGACGACCAGCGGGGCTACTGATTGGATGAACCTTGGCTATAAGTACGACAAGCGGCTTTACCAAATGACGGTGGAGTTTGACGTTATTCGGGGAATTGACCAAACCATCGTCATGGACGTCCTCACGGGACGCGATTCTTTCCTGTACGGAGAAGCTGTCCAGTCGTTTACCCTCCTCACTGCCGACATCAGCGGAGCTGGTCGGACATTGAAGACGTTCCCGATAGCCGATGGAACCATTGTCAAGGAAGTTCGCCTGCGGCCCATTGCTCTTGGGGGTCCTGAGGGTGGGTTCACTCTCAATACGGCCTCCACGTTCTTCTTCCGCATCTTGAATGTGGACTTTGAAAAGGAGGATTACCCGCCCGACATTGTGTCCTATACCCCTTGGGAGGACGACGGATACGAGTACGACAAATACGCCAACCAGATTGACCTGGAAGTGAATACGAATAACTGGCCGGTCACCGTTAACGTCCAGGCAGACGGAGCGAATGTGATGATTGGTGGAAATCCCTGGACCTTCACTGTAACCACTACAGAAAAAGACCGGCGCAGAAACATCACCATACCCCCTGGACTGATCGGTAAAAAGTGGCGGTTATTTGTGGACACCACTCAAACCTCGATTGCCACTGACGGCGGGATGTTTCAATTGTTCAGCCATCGGTTCTCTTTCCAGAAGGCGGACAAGGCCGACGTGGTTCACTCTGGAGATTGGGATGATCTCGGGCATGGTTACGACAAGTATTTGAGGACAGTGACGGTCGAATGGGATCTGTCGCTTGCCGCTACGGGCACTAACGTAGTCCTGCAACTCGACATCATCAATGGAATCGGTGGTGGAACGCTGGTGTCCAACGTGGGACAGTTTACGCTGACTGGCGACAGAAGCAAGTGTACCTTCCCCATCGCTGTGGATACGATTGCCAAATTGATCCGTCTGTATCCAATCACAACCCCTCTGCCAATCGGTTTCAAGCAGTGGAAGTACACCTTCGACAAGACGGACTATCCTGCGGACATCATCTACTCAACCCCATGGAAGCCAGCACAGGGACCAGTCGAGGAAAACCCGACTTGGGTCTGGGTTGATATGGACACGGCTAACATCGCTTGTGCATGTCAGTTGGTAAACGAGACTGGAGATGTGTTCCCATTTACGCATACGGGAACGGTGGACAACCGCAAGAACTCTTACCCGATACCAGCAGACACGTTCGGTAAGATGTGGCGGCTTATTCTAACGCCGGGAACGAAGGGTAAAGCACAGGTGTTCGATTGGGGACTAGCAAGATGGACGCCGTTTACAGAGGGAACATCTCAAGCCCCTCCGACCCAGATATTGTGGTTACCGTGGCGTGACGCTGAAACCCCGGATGACAAGAACCCTACTTGGGTTTGGTTGGATGCGAACACGGGAGGGATCGCCGCGAATATCGTTCTTGAAAACGAGAATGGCTCGGTCTTCTCCTTCTCCCACACTGGTGTAGTTACAAGTCGAAAGGTCAATTACGCGCTTCCGGTGGACGTCTTCGGAAAGATGTGGAGACTGCTTGTTACGGCTGGTAGTGGAGGACTATCCCAAGTCTATAATTGGGGAGTTTCCCGTTGGGCACCATTCAACCAGGAGAACTCCCCAGATCCTCCTGACAGCATACTGTGTACGCCGTGGAACTCGTTCGGGTGGCCGTTCTTAAAGTTGGCGAGAAATCTAATTCTAACCGTAGACACAGAAGGAACTTTAGCCGGAGTCAATCTACAAACTGGCGAAGCTGGGACAGTCGCCACCTTCCCAGTGAACACCACCTATGACAACCGTAGGGTTGTGGTAGCCTGCCCATCGAATCTGAGTGGGACGCAGTGGCGATTAGTGATTATCCCGAATGGGGCCTTCAAACTCTGGGACTGGAGTCTCGATCACGTCAAAGAGCCAGCCGCCGTCACCCACTGGGATAGCTACGAGCAGACATGTGGCTGGAAGTTTTGGAAATTGGTCAAGCAGGGATGGTGGAAGTACCTGTGTCCGGCGCCGGTGACGCTGACGCTTATTTCTGACACTGGCACGTTTGAAGTAACACTTCCTGCCCACGCTACCCGTTCAGAGGAGAGATTCCTTCTCCCTAGCGTATGGGGGAGCGGGTTGAACAAGTCTAAGACTTACCGGGTCCAGTTGGACTCCTCATCGCCGTTTATGTTTTTTGCGGAAGGGAGCGGCTTGGAACTTCTATACTTGGGATCTGACCGGCACGCGGTTTACAAACAAATCACCTTCAGCGAAATGATGACTCTCGGGGAAGGCGGCGGCTGATGAACGTCCCCTTCGGTTGTACTCAATCCGACTTCACTGGAGCCTGCACCCGCTTCAATACACTCATTCAAAGAATCTGTGAACAGATAGTCACCGATGACGGGGTAGTGTATTCGGACATTTACGCCAACCGGGTCAATTACCCGGCAGCCAAATACCCGAAAAGCATCTTCGTGGCTACCGATCAGAATGTAGCCTACCAATCGCAGATGATAAGCGGTGCATCTCAGTGGGCCTATGTCGCGGGGATCATCTACGGCACGACTTCGGGGAGTGGAAATCTGATATCGAGTGATGCGGGAGTCTTGCTATTGACCAGCACGACCCCGGTCAAGTTATACCGATGGAGCGGATCGGCATGGCAGGATGTGACCCCTTCATCGGGAGCGGGTATCTCAACAAGTGGTCCTTTTACGTTGATCGACACCCATGCCAACCGCCTAGCCCATTATCCGGCATCCAAGTATCCGGCCGGGACACAATTCTTCGAAAGCAATTCCACATTCAGCGACCGGCAAGTAACCTACGTCGTCCAAAAAATCTCGGGGACAAATGTGTGGGTTTACCAAAGCGGTGTGTTTACGTCTTCCTACGCGAATATGCCCACAGACTTGTCGAGCAGCGATGCGGGATTTCGTTTCAGCGATCAGACTTACATGCACGAATGGCTTTGGAGCGGCACTGCTTGGGGTAATGCGCCGGGAGATCCCGGTTCCCAGTTCATCGTGATGGCGGCGGCGGCTCCCCCAGGCGGGGTATGGTACCCGTGCGATGGGGCTGCACATACTTGCACCACGGCAACTGGGGGAACGACTAGCGTTACTCCGCCCAACTATAACGGAACCGTAGCGGCCATCTTCGGCGGAGGTTACGGCGAAACAGTTAACCCCGCTACGAGCCCAACACTGGAAGTACCGGCAAGCGCCAGCACTATCAGCGAAAGCGGCGCGGACGTTGCCGTGAGTACAGGGACCGGAAATCAGGTCACGCTGAAGACGCACACCCATAACGTGACGGTTTCACAGGCGCTCATCAATCCGCCAACTGTGGCAAACGGTGGGTTACCGGCGTACTTCACCTGTTCGTTTTGGTTGAGGGCTTAGATTGTGTTTTTAACGACATAAGACTAAAGTTGAAAGTGATGGCTACCGCTACCAGCGTACTCCAGATAAAAGCGCACCCAGAGGTGTTCGTAGCCAGCGACATTTCTCAGAGTTTGATGGCCAGAGCCTATATTCAGATGGAGGCCGATAACCTTCTGGAGACAGTCTTCTTCAGCCACGTCCCCACTCTCAAAGAGTTCATCGGGTGGCTTGAAGCCAAGGACAACCGCTATCTCGGCTGTTTTATCCGCAACGATGCCCATGAAGCACGCTTGGCCGGTCTCGCGTGGCTCTGGAGCATCCGGGGAGGTTCTGGAGGACGGAAAGCCGATTGCGGGTTCGTAATATTCAGGGAATACATGCACCACCGGATTCCTTTGCGGTTGATCGAGAAGACCCTTGAGTATTCGTTTGAAACGGAAAACCTTGATATCCTGTACGGCTTGAGCCTCGCTGACAACCGGGCCACCCTGATTTTTGGGAGACGGCTCGGCTTCACTTTTTTACCCCCTCTGCCAAAGTTCGCATCGTACCATGGAGTTCCTGCCGACGCCGTCATGTCCTACCTGACTAGGGAGGACTGGCGAGTACAACGTGGGACTGGGGGTTAAAGCATGACCAATTCGCAATGGAGGCGATTCGGGTACGTCTCCCGTCTCAGCCTAATCACCCGCGGTGGGCCTTCCACGCAGCCGGTGACCAACACAGCCAACCAGGAGACAGCCGTCGCCACAGCGGAAACCCCGCAAGCCATGGCCAATCAGACCGAAGCCCTAGAACTTCAACAGCCGCTCATCGCTCAGCAGACGGCTTTAGCCTCAGGTGATCGTTCAGCGGCTCTAGCGGCGGCGATGCCCACTATTTCCACTATCACCAGCGGGTTTAACGCTTCGCAAGAACAAATCATGAATAACATCCCGCCAGGACCGGCAAGGGATGCGGCGTTGGCAAATCTCCAGACTCAACGGGCAACGACGACGGCGAATACCGAAGCCGGGATGATTAACCAGGCCCCAACCACTCTGGCAAACATCGGGTCTGGCGTAGGGGCATTCGGACTTCAACAATTAGGCGCAGCGTTGAGTGGCTACAGCGGGGCTTCGCAGAGCGAACAGGCCGTTATGAATGTGCAGGAGCAGCAGCAGGCCGCGAAGCTTGGGGTTATTGGTGAAGGGTTGGGCGGTCTGGGAACCGCAGCCGGGGGAGCGTTCTCGAACCCAAACTTTAAGTTCTGAGGGTTAAATATGCTTCCAGTGTTCACGTCTGACGATTTGGCCAATAGTCGATCGAGTAACGCCGAACATTCTCCCAATAGTCGGCTGACTCCATCTCCCGCTCGCCCAGAGTTCCCTGATTTTCAACACCCTAGGAGCGGTGAGCTTAGCCATTGCATCCCATTCGCCGCGAGTTCCTCTGCCTTTGTTGGCCATGTCTTCGTGGTTGGTGTGGTGCGTTCCTTTAAACAGATGTTTTCCATTACAGCATGGTGGGTTGTCGCAAGTATGGCACACCAGAAACGGGTACGGATCTTCGCCATAGTGAAGGAAATATGCGATGCGGTTCGCCAGCAATTTGCGCTCGATGTCGTTTCTATAGATAACGACCTGCCCGTATCCCTTGTTGTTCTTTTTGCCCCTGTAGGGCCAGCATTCATCTGGTCCCCCGACTTCGATGAGCGAGCGGAATTTATCGATGTAGCGTTGGGGGATTTCAGGAAGTGGTTTACACTTGGTCTTGGGCATCTGATCCCTCCAGTGGATCGGGTGTTCAGGGCCATGAGAACGTCAACAGCGTTCCCGTGGCCCAACTTGTATTGTAGCACCGAAGAGGCCCTTTATGGCTGACAACAACCAGTCTGTTTTCTCTCCTCCTGATCCGAATTTTTACGCTGGGCCGTTCTCAAACTGGCTACAACCGCAACCTCAACAGCCAATTCAGGCACCACAAGCCTATCCCGGTAAGGCTGCGGGCATCGCTTACGGAATCGAGAAATTCCTTGAAGGCGTAACGAAAGGCCGCAAGGCCAAATACGCCCAACAAGAAGATGAGAAATTCAAGCGGCAACAGGGATTCGTGAGCCAGGTCAATATGATGCTCAAGGACCCTGAGTTGAGCGAAGAGGCCAAAAATAAGATCCGGCAGCAGTTCTTTCAAGAGCAAGGGTACGCCATCAAGGAAGTACTCCCAAAGGGATCAGGGAAAGACAAGAGCGCGGGGAAGGGGAAGGATGACACGCAGAAGAACCAGCATGGGCTGGTAATTCATGCCTTGCACGACTTAGCGGAAGGTCTGACGGGCGGCAAGATGCCCAAAGGCGGACCCGATCCTGGAAAAACAGGAGACATACTTCAGGCCACCTATTACAATCCCGATGGCAGCGTGAAACCGGAGTTCTCGAAGACTAAGGCGCTCTCGACAATTACGCAGCAGTACCAAGACGCAACCAAAGGAGTCTCCAACCTAGAAGAAGCCTATGGGGCTACTAAGGGATTGCATGATAAGGTCGTTCAGATCTTTGGCGGCGATCAAAAACAAGCTGCCGAATGGGAATCCAGGCAGTTGGCGCAGTATCCACCGCTTCCGGCCGACCCAATGAAGCGTTTGGAGCAAAAGATTATTGACGAACAAGAGGCGGCTCGGAGAGGGAGTCATCCCGCAGGCCCCCCGTCCCTCGTAGCGCGGCGACAGCCGGTCGCCAACGCTAATTTCAGCCCGATGTATCAGGGCGGAGCCTCCCGTCCCCAGCAGCCTCCTGAGCCTGTTACAACCGGGCAAGTACCAGGGAGCCCACGGTCGCTGCGGGACGTAGCTATTGACGAGATGTACGGAAAACGTGAACGTGTGAACCTGTCTAACCCACAGGACCCAACGCAACAAGTGGCAGCGGAATATGACCCACGACTGGATACGATGGTTGACCCAATGACCAAACTGCCGCTTCCTGCTGACATGCAAGGTTGGCTCAAGGAAACCGGGGTGTATCATCCACCTCGTAATCCACTAGAAAAGATCGGAGTCGTTAAGGGCGCAAAGGGTGAAAATAAATATCAGATGTACGACCCGAATACTAAACAATACATCTTGACTCCTGGAGAGGCGTATGAACGAAGCGCATCGTCAGAGATTGCCGACTTACGCCAGGACGAGAATTTTTTTAACCGTGAGCAGTCGATTTACGGGCGATATGCGAACGAGGTAGAAAGAATCAACTCTCGACACGACAGCGAAGCTACCAGGATTTCCCTTTCCATGGCTCCCCCAAGTGATCGGGCGGCGGCTGACAAACTCAATAACGAAGCCGAGCAAAAGCAACTGAAACAAGCTGAAACAGATCGCGATCATATGCTTGACGTCCTCTACAACCAGCACAAGAAACAACGGGCCAAGGGGGATTCGTCAAGCGGGTTCACTAGCGAAGACGTAGATCGTCTGCCTGGGGGATAAAAGGTGGCAGACCAACTCCCTGACATTTTCGAGCAGAAACCACCGAGCCTTCCGCCGAGCCCTCCTCCTCGTTCGTCTGCCGAAAACAAGACAGTTACTCCATCGTTGCCGGATATCTTCGAATCGGCACCCAAACAAGAAGCCGCACCGCAACCCAACGCCCCAAAGGGGAACATAGCGACGACATCTCTATTAAAGTACTTTGGGAAAGGAACAACGGTCACAGAAGCCTACGACAAGCTGGCAAAAACCATACTCCCTCGTTCCATCCAGAGATCCAAGGGTGCTGACTGGATGTCTCGCTTTGCTGTCGAACTCGGCAAGGCCCCTCCTGAGGTTGTGGATTTCGTCACCTCTCCGGTGGGCTTGGCCCTGACGGCAGCGCATTTATTCCCTGCTACTGCGCCGGTAGCTGGTATTGTAGACCTCGGAATTGGTTTCGGGGGGTTGATGCAGGCCGCCCCTAAATCAACCAAGGCTTTCAAGAGTGGCTCGCCTGAGGATTGGGCCGATGCGATTGCTGATATTGTCACGTCGCTAGGAGCGGCTAAGGCGGGGGCTAAAACCCTAGTCGCTAGGACCGCTGGGTATCGCCTCGTTCCCTTAGAGGAAAGATCGGCCCTGCGGAAGCAGATCGCTCAGGCTCCCGACGAAGCTAAGATTCCGATGCTCGAAAAAGCCAAAGCTGAAGCGCCGTCAAAGGGACTCCAAAAACTTTACGAACACCAAGGTGCCAGGGACATAGCGGATGTATTCGACGTGCCGAAACCTAAGCTTTTGCAAATATCGGCTGACATTGTCGCTGACAGAGCAGCCTTTAAAGCCATAAGAAACTTTGACATCAACAGCTTCCTCTACGATTTTAAAGCAGAGGTTCCAGTTGCCGATAGGGATATTCGAAAGTTAGGATACGTCATACAGGGCGATGCAACAGCAGATGAAGTCGGCCTTTCAAAGGAAGCGCGGCAATGGTTGCCAGAACTTCGTAAGTGGACTAAAGAGCAGGACGATTTACTGCGCGCCGCGTGGGGAGACTCAGTGTCTCTCCAGGAATCCGAGGCGTATCTGACCCAGATGTGGGACTTTAAGGGACGCGACCCCGCATTTCGCGCCGGGGTGTCTCGCACGCTGATGCACGACCCCTATCTTAAGGAGCGTAAGATTCCAGGGTACAAAACAGGAATCGAGGAGTACGGGTTAAAACCTAAATATACCGACGTCGCAGATGTCTTAAAACTTCGTGCGGATACCGCAACTCAGGTGATTGCGAACGTTAGGATGGCGAATTGGCTCCGTAGCATGGGAACAATTGTCACTGAAACGGAAGCAAAGGACCTTGGCCTAAATGGATGGAAGCGGGCAACGGATGCCGAGGCTCTTTACCGCGTGACTTACGCTGGCACTACCACCAAAGAACACATGCCGTACTTTGAGCGCCGTCCCGTTTATGTCCACCCAGACTTCGACATGGCAGTAAACTCTGTATTCGGTCACGGCCTACCGACAATAGGAGAATCCGGTAAGACGACCCTGTTCGGAGCCCTGGACACGATGCGAGCCCTCGGAAAGCGAGCGATATTCACTTTCTCGATGTTCCACTACAACACGCTGAGTGAACAGGGTCGGGCGATCTACGCTCTCCGTAAGCCGCTGCCGGGGATCGGCAAGACGCCAAAAGGAGTTCGTGCTGGAGATGCCTTGCGGCAAACCTTTTTATTTAATCCGCACTTCTTTAGTGGGGTGAAGTCTGGCGTCTACGAAGCCATTGGTCGATCAGGTGATCGCCCCCCAGTGATGCGCATGGACCCTTCAATTGTGCGCGAGGCATTAGGGCGTGGCCTTAACCTGAACAGCGAAGAACGTGAGGGATGGCTGATTGACCGGCTGAGAGACATGACGGCCAGTAATAACATTTTTGCCAAGGTCTCCGGTGGTCCTGTCAGAACGATGGCATCGTTGATGTCCTCATGGGATAGCGCTCTTTGGGACTACTATCACCAAGGAACGATGCTGGATGCTTATGAAACCATCATGGCCGATGAACTCCCAAAGTTAGGCAAGGATGCAACACCAGAACGAATCGACGACCTGGGGCGCACCGTTGCCAATCATGTAAATAACGCCTACGGGGCCGTCAGTTGGGAGAAAATGCTCATTAGTCCACGGGCGAGACAGGCGTTGAACTTCCTTATGCTTGCTCCTGGCTGGTCAGTATCGAGGCTTCGCGTGCTAACCAGTGGGTTCGAGAACGAAGCGGCTTCTCGAATTACAAGCAAATACGTGACGGGAGCGGCATTATCCTGGTTTCTGACGACGCAAGCACTCAACTACGCCTTAAGTGGATATTTTAAAACGGAAGATCGCAGCGGTAAAAAAGGAGCACATTTTTCTTGGGACAACCCAGGCCCCCCCGCTCGTGTAGGAGATCAATACCTCGACAGTCTCACCACAAATGCCTTTAATGTATCTGTCGGTTATAATCCAGATGGCTCGCAGCGTTATCTCGAATTAGGCAAGGGGTTTCGTGAGCCAATGGGTTGGCTGATGTCGCCAATTGAGACACTGGGTAACAAGTTATCCCTGCCGCTTCGCTGGAGTATCGTACAACTTGGTTATCACGAACCGGGCAGCGGTTTCGAAGAAATCAACCCACGAGCAAGCGGCGGAGAACAGGCCACACAGCGTCTCTATGCGAGCGCGGAGGCATTGGGAATCCCTTTGGTTGCTCGTGGAGTAATCCAGAAGGGAGCCCACAAGTTGTTCCCTGAAACCATTGCGGCCCCCACGGCCAGTTCCCAGTTATTCGGCTTCCCGACACGTAGGGGGATGAGTCTGACTACCGCCATTAAGGAATACGGCAACGCTGCCGACCTAAATAACTGGGATATGGCCTCGGAAGTGTTGGCAGCGGCTGCGATAAATAAGGTTGATCCGCGCTCGGTGATTCGGGGATACCGTTCGGATAAACGAAAAAAGCAGAGGCAAGTTGCTGGCTCTCAAGTTGAATACGATGCCTTTGGGAATGTGGTGAAGAAATGACCCCTCAGCCCCAGAAACCTCGCGAAGTCACCGCAGAAGAGTTCGCGACTAAGATGAAACAGGCTGTGACATCGGGTGACCCGAAGTACGACGTCTACCGGCAGGCCACCAAGCAGATGCTTAAGGAGACTCCGGGTAAAATAACCCCACAACAATGGGCCCAGTACATGCAAGGGCACGTTCCTGGGTTTAACAACCTGTACAGTATCAAGGGCCTTGAGCCGTCAGACGGTGCCCCGAAATCCGCCAACGGTAAGCCTGAGAGTCCGCCTGAACCATCCGGCAAAGCACATTTTCCCTCCTTGTCCGAGGTAGGCACGGCAATCAAGAACCAGTTGACCGGCGGTTCCGTACTCCCAGGGCTGGCGTTTCTGCCGTCTGAGGTAGTACAGGGAGTCGTCAAGCCTGCTGTTGAGAAAGGTGCCGCTTGGGCTGCCCAGGAAATCCCTAAAGTAGCTGGAGCGCCTAAGAATGTTCAGGAGTTCTCGGCGGGGTTAGGTGAAGGACTGGCCGACACCGGACTCAGTATGACATCTCCGCTCAACGCAGCCTTTCTTATTGGGTCGATACTGCTACCGGAATCCAAACTCGCCAATTTTCCGCGAGCGGCCAAAGCCATAAACGTTCTAGGTAAAATGATAAAAACTGGCTTTATCGGCGCACAGAGTTATGACTTTATTCAGTCTTTTCCAGAGGCGGCAGATGCGCTCCAATCTGGTAATTACCGTGAAGTCGGAAAGCAGGCCGCTCGCGCTTTAGGTGACATAGCCCTAATTGCAGCAGCGACCAAAGGCGGTAAGGCCGGTAAGCCTCCAGTCGAAGCGAAGCCCACCGTGGAAACTCCGAAGGGGCCAGAAGGTCCTGTTGGTCCGCCCGCCCCACCCCCTCCAGAGGCCAAGACTGAATCTCCCAAGCTGTCACCCGCCCAAACCGCCTGGGACAAAGTCGCCAACGCCACCGAAGCGGAAAAGCAACGACTTCTTGATGACGCCCTGAAGAAGTTTGAAGCTCGACAAGCCAAGACCCCAGCAGCGGGAAAGCCTTTAGCGAAGCCACCTGAGCGAGTACAGGAGACCAAACCACCCGCCAAGCCATCCCCGAAGTCTATTCCTACCCCGGTTTCCCAGGAAACCCCCGCTGCTGGCCCACAGAAGCCCGCCACTGCTTCGACTGCGGCCCCGCCACCTGAGCCCACCCCGGAATCCATAGGCCGTTCTCAGGTTTCTGGAGTGCGTAGGGAGGCCATGGCAAGCCAAGGGAAAGAGCCTGTCTTGCCAGTCCCGAGTCCCGAGAAAATGGGTGTGCTGGAAAATCCTCCACACAAGCAGAATGTGGTGGAAATGCCAAAAACGGGGGAACCCGCAGGGAAGCCCTCCCTTCCTCCTGAACCCGTTGTCGCAAAGGAATCCCCCGAGGACAAGATTGCGGCTAACAATAAGCGGATCGCGGAACTGGAAGCGAAATTAAAGGCAGGAGAAAAGCCTTCCCCACCACCTGAAGTACAACGTGGGACTCCAAAAGGACGTGAAAAGGATTCGGGAGCGCTAGCCAATCTTCCGCCCGAATCGGCGACCGCCCCTCCGAAAACTGAGGGGGCGCAGAAGGGCTCCAGCGCTCCCGAGACGTCAGAACAACAGGAACTACATCAAGCCGTGCGATCTATATTCGAGAAGGCCACCGAAGTAAACCTTGAGGGCATACGACTGACAGCCAAAGACGCCAGCGGGAAAACGATCAGTGCCCTCGAATACGATTCAGACCAAGCCCCAGCGAATGTCTCTAAAATGCTTTCTCGATACGGCGGCAAGATCAAGAGCATTGAAGTAGAACCACTCGGGCGCAATAAGGCCGGAATTCGGAAGTGGACCAAGTTTTTGAACGGCACCGTAATCCAAAATCCGCCCCTAACAGGTCACAATTAGGAGGATATTATGCCCTGGAAACCAAGTGATGCCAAGCGCCACACGAAAAAAGCGAAAAGCCGAAAGGCCCAGAGACAATGGAGCCACGTTTCGAACAGCATGTTGGAACGCGGGTACTCAGAGGGTGCCGCCATAAGAGCGGCTAACTCTGTGGTGAAGAAACGGAAGGCAAAGCGGGGTCGGAGTCGGAGATGAACTCCATCTCGCACTGCTGATTGTTATCCTGAGTGATTCTGGGTGCGCTTGCCCAACACAACTTTCCTGCCCTGTCGTAGCACAAGGTCATCCCACATTGTAAATGTAAGAGGTGGTCGAATCTTCCCAGCTTGCGGAAACGGTAGGCTTTCCTTAAGATGCTAGCCTGTCGGCGTGAGGCGTCCCGCAGTAGTTGGCGGACCTCCAGATTAGCTAACTTGTCTCGGATGTGCTCAATGTGGGACACGGGGCTCTCTCGGTATCAGTGTCACCTCAACTTCATCGTACTCCCCACGTTCAGCCGGGTGAACCGTCCACAGACCATTACACCTTGTGATCGAATCGTTGACCAGCACACCATATTTCTGTAGGATATCGAGTACTGTGACCATGATCCCATCGCGGTCAGCGTGACCGTTGGTATACCGGAAGGTCCAGATCATGTCAGGGCTTTCCAATCGCAAGTCTCTAACTTCAGCGGGCACCTGAAGCTCCATACGCTCGACTAAGGCGCGAGTCTTCTTGTCGAGGTAGATTCCTCTACCGTTTTTGCCGGGACGCCAGAAGTTCTTTTTCGATGCGAACCCCAAGAATCTAATTGTTATGGGTTCTGTGGGTACATCCTGCATAGCGCCTCCGTGTGCCGTTCAGGAACCACGAACATATGCTCGCCGATCTCAATCAGAACATAGCCAGCGTAATCCGTTTTGGCCACCATAGCCATTCCTAACTTGCGAGCCGTCACAGGGAGGGTGCGCGCGGTCATCTTCCAGGGAAACCGTCCGCGCGCTACATCCCAGTTCTTTTCGTCCACCATGAGGTAGGTGTCTTCCCCCGCTTGGATGACCCGCGAGTAGGTTATCTCGCATTCCAAGGTGGCCATCCCAATCTGCTCACCTTCTTCGTTATACAGAGGCCGGGTTTCTTTATTGTGGGCTGATTTGGACGCTAGGTTAATCGGTACAACGTGGGACTCGTCGCTCACTGCACCCTCCCTGTCTCAATCAACGGTCTAGGGACCGCGATTGCAATCACAATATCAGGTCCGCAAACCTCAAACGCAACCATCCGGTTGTCGCTCAGGTAAAGCTCTACCCGGTCATGGCGAGCGGCAAGGCCGATGACCTCTTTCCCGATAACATAGGCGTTCAGGTCAAAACGCAACCTTTCCTCATCCCGGCTTACGTCGAAGTCTCCTGCCATGACTTAAACCTCTCCCACCAGTATGCCGCAACATCGTAACGGTTGAACTCGTAGAAATTCTGGAACAGGGGCCAATTGATACGGTGCATTTCGTCGTGGTGGATGCGACACAGAGGGACGGCCTCTTTGTCGGGCCCTTTTGACCCCATGCCGTTTACGGAACCGTGAGCAGGGTCGCAGGAACCCAGTCCCGCACGTCTTTTCCCGGTCTTAAGACACGCTATGCAAAGTCCTTCACGACGAAGAAACGCCAAGTACGCTGGGTTCCTCCACTCCTGCTCTGGTATCCCTGGAGGCCCGCGCCGTGGCTTCAGCCTACGCTGGGTTTTCATGAAACTCCTTTGCGCGAGAAACCGCTGGCTTCAGCCATGCGGAGGGATAGCGCGGCGACCGCATTGGTCGCCTGCTTCTCGCTTTGTTTTGGTTGACAGCTATCGAATGGCAGAGTATAATAGGAACTGTGAGCGTTGAACGTTACCGGCATCTTCGGGGCAGTGTTTCGACGCTGACGTATCACTTCGTTTGGTGCCCAAAATATCGGCGTAAAGTTCTCGTGGGCGAGGTTGAAGTCGCCCTCCGGTCGCTGATTGTGGCAAAGGCGGCGGAACTCTACTGTGAGATCGTCGCTCTTGAGGTGAGGCCTGACCATGTTCACCTGTTCCTGAAGGCTCCCCCGACGCACGCACCTCAGCACATCGCCAACCAGATCAAGGGCTACACGTCGCACGAATTGCGGGAGAAGTTCCCGGCCCTGAAGTCGCGGCTGCCTTCGATGTGGAGCAGGAGCTATTACGTAGGCAGCGCGGGCGCTGTGTCCACCGCGACCATTCAGAAATACATCGAGCGGCAGAAGGAATCCTGAGTGAACCTGACGGCCCAACTCAAACTCGAACCTACTGCCGAGCAGGGCGCGGTGCTGAGCCGCACGTTGGCCGCCTGCAATGCCGCCTGCAACTACATAAGCGGTGTGGCGTGGGAATCGAAGACGTTCCGGCAGTTCGACCTTCACCGACTCTGCTATCGGGAGGCCCGGAATCTCTTCGGTGTCTCCGCACAAGCGGCGGTTCGCTGTATTTCCAAAGTAGCCGACGCCTACAAGTTGGACCGCAAGGCGAAGCGCACGTTTCGCGCCATGGGTTCGGCGGCTTACGACCAGCGCATCCTGTCCTACGACCTGGAGGCCTCTACTATCTCGATATGGTCTCTCGATGGCCGCTTGAAAATCCCTTTCGTCTGCGGCGAGCATCAACGGACCATGCTGGCAAATCGTAAAGGCGAGACCGATTTGGCCCACGTCCGCGGCAAGTGGTACGTCTTGGCAAACTGCTCGGCTCCGAATCCGAAGATGGCGCAGCCCGATGGTTTCTTGGGTGTCGATCTCGGGGTAGCGCAGATCGCCGCCGATTCGGATGGCAACCTGTACAGCGGGAGCGAGATCAAATCGGTTCGGCACCGCCAGCGCAGGCTTCGCGCCAAACTGCAAGCCAGGCGGACCCGCTCGGCCAAGCGGCGGTTGCAGAAACTGTCCGGCAAAGAACGCCGCTTTGCCAAGCACGTCAACCATGTTATTTCTAAGCAGATCGTTGCCGCCGCAGAACGCACCGGGCGCGGGATCGCCGTCGAGGAATTGACGGGGATACGCGAACGGATAAGGGCTACACGGCGGCAACGGGGAGTTCTGCACAGTTGGGCCTTCGCTCAGTTGCGGGCGTTCCTGGAGTACAAGGCGAAACGGGCGGGTGTTTGCCTGGTCGCCGTGAATCCCAGGAACAGCAGCCGGGAGTGTTCCCTTTGCGGGCACACCGACAAGGGCAACCGCCCCAACCAATCGACATTCCGTTGCGCTACATGCGGTTTCGCGGCGCACGCGGATACCAACGCTGCCAGGGTAATAGCTGGCAGGGCCACTGTAAGCGGGCCGAACGTAGCGAGTTGTGCTGCTGTTTAGCATGGCTTAGTTACAAAGCCGCCGGCTTCAGCCGCGCGGTTGCTTACGACTGTGTGACCGAATGACGACCAGAGGGGCTATAGCACACCCCTGCTGAAACTCCGCGAACGTCGTCACGCCTCGACTCCCTCGGCCTCCTCGGCGTCAGCTGTGCGTTTCTCGTCGGCCTCTTCGGCTGCTTTACGCTCATCGAGGATCTTCTGCCCCCGGTTGAACCATTCTGCCGAACACTCCGCGATCATCGCGTCATGGATGTCCGCTGGGCTCTCGCTGCCAACCGCCGCATGGACGCGGGGATCGTCGTACCATTTCTTTGCGTCCTTGAGTTGGCGCTTGTTGCAGGCGAACTTGAAATGCGCCCCTTGGGCCTCACCCTTCGCGAAGTAGCCCTTTTCCTCGCAATACTCTTCGAGTTCCTCTTCCGTTAGTTCGGAGGCTTTGGCCAGCAAGGCTTTGGCCCACTTCTCTTTCTCGTCGCCCTTCGGGACGGCCTGGTTGAGCAACCGGAAGTTACGTCGCCCGATGGCCTCGAACTGGCTGATGGTCAACCCTTCCCAGCGGCACATCTGGATGGACTCAAAACAGGTTGTCCGGCTGACCCCGTACTTCTCGTAAATCTCCGACTTCAGGAAGGCTTCAAAGGACTCGTGCCCCTCGATGATGGTCGGCGTGTTTTTGGCGATCACTAACAGCCGCCCCAGAACGGGCATCATGACTTGTTCCTGCATTTGCGCCCGAATCAGGACGCGGCAGACGAGGCTGGTGTTGGACTTCCACTGCTTGGGATCGATTTCGGCGGGTACTACAACGTCGATTACCGCCCCCGGCTTCGTCATGGCGGTAATCATCTGCTGTTCTTCGTCGGTTAATTTCTTCTTGGCAATTGCTAAAGCCGTACTTGGCATTGGGAAAAGCTCCTTGTGGTTGATGGGGAAAACTTCATTCGCTTATGACGATAACGCGAGTCAAGGGCAAAGTCAAGATTTTTGTTGGGGGCGGCCACCGCACCAGCAGATCATGCGTCCTCCTCTTGGTATTCATCCGGTGGTGGCCCGTTGTCAATGAACTTTGTGTACCTAGACCGGAACTCCAGATGACACGTTCCGGCTTCTCCCATGCGGGTCAACCCAACAATTGCTTCGGCTTTCCCGCGTAAGGCCGAATCTCCCGGTTTGAACATTTCAGGCCGGTGAATCATGATGACCGCGTAAGCGTCAAAGGCGATCTGCCCCGATTGTTTCAGGTCATTGTATGTAGGCCTCTCGCATTGTTTTTTGCGGTCAGGCTTGGCTAGTGACGATACTACCAGCCCAATTACCCCATACTTTCGGCAGACCCTTCGGCACACGCTACTCGCATAGGTCACCGCTTCGGTGGCGTTGTAGAACTTCAAGTGCTTATCGGCGTGAGTATCCAGGATTTGCAGATAGTCCAAAGCGAACCATTCAATTTTCTTCTCCTGGACCGCCCTGGCGACTCGTTGCTCAAAATCAGAAATCATGAGGTCCGGCGTCTCATCTACAAAGAGCAGCTTGTTATTACTTAATTCCTCGATAGTCGCCACTGCGGTGTTGATGTTCTTTCTCTGGTCCCGGTCAAGTTCGTTCTTGACGTACATTCGCAAAGGGACCTCCGCGATCGAGCATAGCGCTCTGGCCACCCACTGTTTCTCGGACATCTCAACCGAGAAGACCACGCCGGGATGGCCCGAGGATGCCAAGTTGATGCCGATATTCTCAACCAGACTGGATTTGCCGGACTTGGGGACCCCGGCGAAAACGTAATACCCTCCCTTCTGGAGGCCCATGATCCTCTCGTCCAGTTGTGGGAACCCAGTAGAGAGCCCCATCTTGATGCCTTCAGACAAGAACCCTGTGACTCCACCAGGATGGGCCTGCATGATTTCCAGCGGCGTTCTCGATGGCGGCTCAGGATCGTAGGCCATCTGCATTTTGGAAACGTAGGAGCCAAGACCATGCAGCAATCTCGATGGGGGCTCCGTCTCCGCGCTGGCCTGGGTCATGAGCTTTTGGCCGACGCTCAGCAATTTTCGGAGGGCGGACTTCTCCCGTAAAGTGTTAATGTATGCACCGATATTTGGAAGTTGGGGGAGACCGTCATCTAGTGAGACGAGGTAACTTAGCCCGCCGATGGACTCAAGTTCACCAAAAGCCGAGAGTCTCTCAGCAACAGTAACGCGGTCGATCTCTTGGCCCGCTTCTTTCAATTCGAGTATTCGGCGAAGAATCCTGCGGTTGGACTCCAGATGAAACAGTTCTGGGGATAAAGTGTGTTTCGCAAGATGGGATGGGTCCAGGAGAACAGAGCCAAGAACAAATCGCTCACTATCCGGGCTGCTCGGAATCCTTAGATTGGGGATGCCCACCGACCTCAATCCTCCACCGCGTTTTCAAGATCCAAGGCCGATTTGCCGTCTAATGGGCTCACAATCCCCTTATCGTAAACCCGCCTGAATTGGATTGGGGTTGGGAAGAAGGTGTACGTTGAACCGACTTCTTTGATGAGCCACTCCAGTGGATTGAACCAGCCGCGATGCTTCAAGCCATCGGGCTCATCCGGCTCTTTTACGTCGTTCACATCCTGTGTTTCGCAAAACCGGGCGATCAACTCGGCAACGAATGCCAACTGGTCGGGGTCCTCGGGGAATCTCGGCATGAACCGAAGTTTCCGTAGGGCCGTTGCGACATCCTCGGTTCGTTTATCCAGGGGTTTGGTCTTCTCGCGGCGTTCCAGTCTCACGGCGCTTACCTCGTATGATCCTTAGGGCCTCATCGACTACCGCGTTCGGGTCGTGTCCCACGTGGGACTTTCCGTTCGGCCTTTGGATCAAAGTATCGTAGGTCCCGTTCAGTACCTTCCACCAATTCTTGCGCTCTTTGATAATCCAGTGAAACGTCGATAAAAACTGCGCTTTTGGATTCTCTGATTGCAGGATGGCCTCGATCTTCCCGCAAATTTTCTCCCATGAAGGTCCGAAATCTTCATAGGAACGGCATCTGTTAAGAAATTCCCCTTCCTCCATGTTCCAATCAAACAACTCGACTTTAGTGCCGTGCTCTACGATCCGATTCCACGTTTTGGCCTCGTCAGGAAATGCCGTTTCCTGCGCATTACAGACCGCTGGCTGCTTCGGTGGGGTCGGGGTGGTAGTTTGGGGTGTCCTGACCTTGGATCGCCCGTTATTACGCGATGTGTCCTGTGTCTTAAGGAATGCGTATAGCGGCCATCTGTGCTCACGAAGCCAAGGAGACTCAGAATGAAGATATTTGACCAGCGACTGGCGAAATTCCTCAGGCCCAACGTTGGATTCGGCTGAATGTAACTGTTCCCGTAAGGAAGCCGACGCCTTGGATCTTAGATTGTCGATTTTCGCCGCCCTGTTTTCTCGGGAGTACGCATTTTTGACGAAGTCCTCTACGGGGTCAGAGAGGTCTACCGGATCAAGAAGTTCCAGAGTGGTTGTCTTGCTATTTTCTTTACTTGTTTCTTTAGACTCCTTATTAACATCCCTCACTGGTTGAGGTATTGAATCCCTCACTGGTTGAGGTATTGAATCCCTCACTGGTTGAGGTATTGAATCTACCTGTGAAGTATTGGCAACACCGCACTCAGTGAGGTGTTGGTCATCATCCTCAATGCCTAGGTAGTACTCGGTAGCTCTGGGTCGCATCCCGTCCCCCATAAATCTCTTTTCCGCCACAATAAAACCAGAATCCTCAAGTGATCTAACTGATTCCAGAACGCCGTTTTCCGATAGTCCGGTGCCAGAGCGGATCGCGGATAAACTCATCGCATGGCAATCGCGATGGAAACCGAGAGTCTTTCGGGAAATAAGCAAGAGAACTTTCAGTTGAGCGCCCGTGAGAGAAGGCATTAGATCATCCAAGATTTCATTTGGGATCTGTGTGTACCCTGGTTTCTTGAATCTAGGCATACAAATCTCAGTTAGGATCTAAATTCTCCGGCGGGTTAAATCGCTCGCCTATTTTGGGCACACTGATCCTCTACTTTCTTCCGCCCCTACTAAAGACGCTGTTGACTTTCGTCTAGCCCTCAAAACAAACGAGGGAGCCGGGCGTGGTTTTCAGGCTAGACTGAGGATTAGCCCGAACTCCCTGCCCGTTTGTCTTTGCCGCGATCACGTTCTCTGGCCGGAGAAACGTGAACAGTTTGACGGTAGCCCCATCTTTTCTTTATGTCAATAGCCGTTTTTGGTGTACACTCAAAAGTGTGGGTCACCCATGGACGACCAATTGTTCTGGAAAGCCGGGTTCGATGCCGAGGAAGTCATAATCCTCAAAGAGCAAATTCTCGGTGTGTCCACTGAAGTGGTTTGTCCACTATGCAATAAAGTCTTTCCGGTTATCCAATCGGATGAGCGGCTTCGGCAGGCTGCATAGTCCCACGTGGGACAGCTTAGCGATTAAGCGCCCAGACTAAAGACCCTTGACTCCCTGCTTTGAACGAGATAGGATAAACTTGATGTAAGGCACCCATAAGGCAAGGGCCACCAGCCTAGTCGGGAGTGGCGGGTGGCCCGACAACAGTCCAACGTGGGACTCCTGAACTGCCGTGAGGGAGAAGGGGCTACCCTCGTGGCGCTTAATGCTTTTTACGGAATCCAGGTCACCCTCAGCGACACAAACCCTCACCAGCTTCTACCATTGCTGATCGCCGTAGATTCCACGCTGAGCCCAACTACGACGGGTGGGGGGATCCTTCAAAACGTTGCCACCCTCCAAATCCAAGCCGACCAGAATAATGCAGGGAACTACGTTATGGTCGGCGACTCAAATCTCAGCCTAACAAGGTACGGCCTGAAGATGAGCGCTGGACAAGCGCAATACCTGTATCGGGAAGGGATGGCAATCCCGCTAAGCGCAGTGTACGTCCAGGCCAGCGCGGCGACGTGCTATGTGAACGTCATGATCGTCATCATGTGAGGACGCCATGAAGAAGCTACTTGTGCTCTTATTCGGGTTGGCCGCATTGGGATACGCCCAACTCTTTCCCGCACCAAACCAGCCTATTGTCGGAAGCACTCTTCCGACTGCCACCGAAGCTTTGCCGAACGTACTCTATGTTTGGACAGGGGCAAGCACTTCCAATGTCTGTCCCACGGCGGGAGCGAGCGGGAGCGGCGGCTCAAACACGGCAATCTGTTTTACGAAGGACAACATCAACTGGAACTCGATCACGGCTAGAATCGACGGGACGTTAACAATCACTTCGCCGCTGTACCCGAAGTGTGCGCCCCCGGTGAGGACTACATTTTGTAACTAGAAGGAGAATTACGATGAAGAAATTGCTTCTTGTGGCGCTCGGGCTGCTCTTGGCGGTATCGGCATTTGCTCAAGGCCCCACAAACATCCAACAGACAAACACGCGGGCCGACGCCGCATTGATGGCAGCTTCAAGCCATGCCACCGGGGCCACCATTACATTGACGCCGCTCGGCTCACAGTCGATCTATGTATATGAGATCGATATTCTCAACTGCGCCGGGTCCTCGGCGGTTTCCGCTGCTGCTCAGACAGCGGTCACCACGACAAATTTGACTGGGTCTCCGCAATGGCAAATGGGGAGCGGAACAACTGCGGGGGCTTGTGTGCAAAATCTAGTTATTAGCTATCCGACCGGACTAAAGTCAACGGTTCCTGGAACCGTAGTGACGATTGTACTGCCAACTTTCGCTACGAACCAAACTATTGGCGTAAATGTGGCGTACTCATCGGCCCCGTAAGGAGAATAACGTGAAAAGACTTCTTGTATTTTTCGCACTCTCTGCTGCGGCGTTTGCCCAGCTTCCCGCGTCGGTTCAGCAGTCAGCTAGTCGATTGGATGTCGGCTTATTCACTCAGACCGTCGCAAGTACTGGAACCACGATAACCTTGACTCCGCCAGCAGGCCAAAGCGTCTATGTTACGCAAATTGATTTTTCAAATTGCCAAGACGCTACGGGAGTCGCTGTCGCGGTACCTACCTTCGTGACTAGTACCAATTTAGGCGGTATTCTGGCGGCTGCTAGTTTGTCTTGGATGATGGCGAGCGGCGTAAATGCTGGAGTCGGCTCTTGCGTGCAGACGTTCAGCGTAACCTATCCGACAGGGTTGAAGGCTTTGCAGCCAGGAACTCCCGTTACAATAATTGAGCCAGCTTTTGCCAGCCACCAAACCATCCGAGTCACTGTTACGTATTTCTTTGCACCGTAAAAAGGAGAACTTCAATGCCAAGTGTGTTTACGGATGGGGGTTGTCCGCAAACCCAGTTCTTCCGGCAGGAACTTATAGTTGGGCCTATAGAATTTTGTAGCGGAATTAAACGGGTGTGTCTGGTGCGCGTGAACGTAACGTATTCATTCGCCCCCTAAAACCTCTTGACTTCATCCAAGTAAAGGGATACCTTTGTAGCCGAAGGAACCCTTACAAAAAATCGAGAGGAAATTATGAGCACAACGTATATCACGAACCCGCCATCGGCCACTCCGATAGTGACGGTCGTGCCAGCCAATGAAGCGCCGTCGCCACTGCCTTCGGGCGGGGCACACATCCCTGCGTGGCCGAATTTCCAAGGTCAACCCGTGCAACCGACAAATCAACTGGTTACCCAGTTCATCGCTGCCTATCAGGGGCAAGCCACTGTCCCAGCGACGACGGGTACGGGCGGTGCGGAGGCCAATCAAGTTGCAATCGACACTTTCAATCAGGCAGCGCTAAATTATCAGGCGCAGCAGAAGGCCGCTTGGGATGCTGCCGGTGATCCCCCGATATTTACACCTACCGCCGCGCCGCCCGTGGCAAGTCCCGTGCCAGTCGGCCCCTGCACGGTAATCATGGACCCAAGCGGAGACGGCTCAGGATGGGTATACCCCGCCACCACAGGGCCATTGGCTGGTGTATGCCCTCCGTTCGTGCCTCCTGCCCCCCCTGCCGGTGTTCCGTATATCAATGGATTTTTGGGGCTGGCCAAGAGCAGGAATGGGCAGTTCGCAGTATTTTCGTTGGTAGCGGGGCTAGACACGGTAACCCAGGCCGATCCTGAGACCTCCCTGATTATCGGGGAAACCTACGGTCTGTACACGTATACGGGGGTTCTCGGATCGGTGCAGGGTCCGACCATTCTGAATGTGACAAAGCAGTTTGGGGAGTTCGGAGCGAGCTACTATTACTCCGATCCTTTGTAGCGAGTTAGCCGCTGTCTCCGTGGCGGCTGACTCTGACTTAAGCCGCCTCTAAGCAATGGAGAGATCATGAATTGTGCTTTGTGTAATTGTATTACTGAAGAAGGATCATTAAAGTGTAGGTGCATTTGTCATGGGTATTATGAGTCTCTTCGTAGATTACCTGAAGATGATACCATAAAGGCGCCCGCGCCTGAGCTTCAAGAGGCCGAGCGGGAGATTGAACGTCTTCGTGCCCACGTCGCATCTCTCGCATCCCAACTAGCGGATGAACGCGTGGAGAACCAGCGGTTACGCAAGCAGGCGGCAGACGGCAACGCGAATGACGTACTAGTTAGAAGGTTAACAAACATCGTTTGTGCCGAGTTTGGTCAAGGTAATCCATTGGTTCCTGGGCTTCGCCGGAGAATAAGGAAGAGAATCAAACAGTATTTGGAAAACGTAGATAGAGCTGAAAATGTGTTGAAGGCGGGACCGCACGAGGGTAACAAGTGAAGCCCTATTACGAAGAAAATAGGATCACAATCTACCACGGAGACTGCCGCGACATTCTGCCGACGTTGACGAATGTGAATCTGACGTTGACAGACCCGCCATATGGGATGCACAAGGCCCCGTGGGATATGTCTATCGTACCGTGGGAATCATGGTTGCCTATTGCCCGCAGTATCGCCCCGGTTGCGCTATTTTCAGGAGTGAAAGCAATGTACGATTATCCGCGCCCAGATTGGGTGATGGCTTGGGTTCGCTTGGGATCGGTGCAGCGTAACGGGAAACTTCGCGGCTTCAACAACTGGGAGCCGATATTGCTTTATGGACTGCGAAGCCTGTCTAACGATGTTATAGCAGTCCCAAACTTTCCAGATATTGAAGGGTATATAATTCCCCAACCATGGGAGTAATTAATCAGAATGAAGGACTCACCGTAAAGCCGCCCCCGCCTGAGCTTCAAGACGCCGAGCGGGAGATCGAGCGCCTTCGCGCCCGTGTTCAATCTCTCGCATCCCAACTGGCGGATGAACTCGTGGAGAACCAGCGGTTACGCAAGCAGGCGGCAGACGGCAACGCCGCCCGAGGAACAACGGAGTAACTATGAAACGACTAACGATTCTCTTCGCGCTGGCTGGAGCACTGGCCGGTGCGCAATCTCTCTCTGTCACCGTGGCCCCGACGCAGGTATGGCCCGGACAGTCCGTTACTGCCACCATTGCGTTCAGCGACTCCTCCCCATCGTCCGGTATCGCGGCATTCGGTGGAACAGTTGCCACCACGCCGACCACGCTGACACCTGGTACGCTCGCGCTTGGCGCGGCGGCCACCGCTGCGGTCAAGGCGGTCACGGTCAACGGTGCCGCTTTTATTCTGGCTGGCTCCAGCACGCTGAACGACACGGTGATCGGTAGCGGCGCGTTGCTGACCGTGCCAATCGCTATCCCGGCCAGCACCAAGCCGCAATCGGCAACGGTATCGGTATCCAGCCCCGCCGCAGCTACCAGCGCCGGAGGCCCGGTAACGTTGACGGCCACCTCTGGGGCTTTCAACATCTGCTCGGTGTATGCCATCACCGGAGATTGCACGGCAGCAATAGCCGATGTCCTTGCCATGATCTCGGACGCGCTACACGGCACATGTACCGGCCAAGCGGCCAACGTCGGCGACGGTAAATGCGGCCTCGACGATGTGGAACTGGAGATCGAGGCAGCGCTCGGAAAGATCTCGTAGAGGAGTGTCCGCGACTTGAGTACAGCGGAGACATATGAACGTTTACGTGGCTAGTTCTTGGCGGAACAAGTTTCAGCCGTCTGTTGTGGCGGCACTTCGCGAAGATGGTCATACCGTCTATGACTTCATGGACTCCGATGGTTTTCATTGGTCTGAGGTCGATCCAGCATGGCTGGATTGGCCTAGTGATGTTCCCAAGTACTTGGCTGGGTTGGATCATCCATGCGCTGAACGTGGATTCAATCGAGATATGGGAGCACTGAAAGCCTGCGACGCGTGTGTATACGTGATGCCATGCGGTGTGTCTGCCAGCTTGGAAGCTGGTTGGGCCTGTGGCGCGGGCAAACTTGTCATCGTTTATGTGCCAGGATTACGCGAGCCTGACCTGATGGTGAAGATGGCCCATTTGATAACGGATGACTTGCAGGTTGTTCGTGACACGCTTATTATCAACGTTTTAAGGGCAGTCGGAGAATGAACTGCTGTACTCAAGTAAATTCCCCAAACATCGGGAGGGAGAACCGAAATGCTAGCCGCCGAAACTTCGAACTGGAGATCGAGGCAGCGCTGGGAAAGATCTCGTAGAGGAGATATATGAAAGTCTTTCTGGTTATCCTAACGTTGGCGGCGGTCGCTATCGCGCAAGTGCCGCCGCCCTGCGCTAGTATTTCCGTGCAAGTGACCGTGCTCCCGCAGGGGACGGTGACGGACTTCATCCCTGCCGCCCATAATATGACGCCCGTAGAGGTGGATATTTGGTCAACCGTCCCCTGCACGACGTCCTTCATTCAAATGTCGCACGCGGTCAGGGCTCTTCCGGCTCCCGATAACCTGCACCTGATCGCGCCCAATGCCGCGCAACTCAACCTACAGGGCGCGGCTAATAAGTCGCTGTTGGCTAAAGTGGCCACCATTACCGTGTTTGCCGCAAACCTCGCCATCCCCGTAGGCGCGAGCGCCGGATTGATTGGCACCATATCGGAGAGAGCCGGTCTTATCGTCGCAGACGCATCCGCTGGCGTGGCCCAGGAACTACCTGCGATAAGCGCAGTATTTCAGAAGCAAGCGCCTAACCCGGCGATTACGCTCCAGTCCGTGTTCGCTCCTACCACATCGGTTCCATTCCCAACCGTGACCGTAATGCCGGGCGCTGGCGTGACCACGTATGAGTACACCGACCGCCAGCCAAGACCCGGTAGCCGGGCTGCGAAGAAAGCGGCGAAGCTCAGGATGTTATTGCCAGCGAAACCGATAGCGATCAACACTTTGCAGCTAACGTCGTCGATTCCGATCCCCGATACGCCTGGCATACGGTACTTCCTGCCTCATGCAAGGACGGAGAAGTCCTGAAATGTCAAAGCACATTTACGGCTGCATCCCCACACCGAGCGCTAAAAAGGCGCGGTACCGAGTCTTCGACGCTCCGCACTTCACGCTGCCTCAAGACCTCGACATGCGGAATTTGCAACCTCCGGTAGTCGATCAGGGCTCGCTTGGATGCCATGATGATAAAACCGAAGTGCTCACAGAGAGCGGATGGAAGCCGTGGAACGCATACGATGGGCACGATTCTCTTGCCACAGTAAATCCGTTAACCCATGCATTTGAGTATCAGCACCCGACCGCCCTTTTTCGGTACGTCTATGAAGGCCCGATGTATTTTGCCGACCATCGTTCACTCGATTGCGCGGTAACGCCGAATCACCGCATGTACATTCGCCCTCGCAAAAGTGCAGGTTTCGGATTTGAGACTGCCGATAGCATCCCTTCCATCGCGGGCCTTTTGGCTGCTCCGCGAGGATGGACCGGAATAGACTTGAGGGGCCTTCGGATCGGCAAATACGAACTGAGTGGGGATGATCTGATATCCCTTGCCGCGCTGGTTATCTCAGATGGATGGATTTCCGATTCCGAAGCCAAAGAGAATAGGGTTGGCGGATTCTGCTGCTTCAACGACGGGCGGTATAACATCATCGCTTCGTTGGCGCAGCGATTGGGCATTTACGAGAGCGCTCCGCGTAAATGGACGTTCTTCAGTGCTGAGTTGGCTAACTGGTTCCGTGAGTCGTGTGGATGCAATGGCAGATCGGCATCAGCCAAAAGAGTGCCGGGGATTATCCGCTTTGCATCACAACGCCAAATCAAACTGTTTCTATCATTTTTTGGTGACCAAACCCACACCGGGAAGCGCCCGCATCAGTTTTTTAGCACGAGCGATGGGATGATCGATGACTTGCAGGAACTGCTGCTCAAATGTGGTAATCGATCCTCAATTTATAGGGCTGAACTTAGGGCGCCAGCCGTGCGGAATGACGGTGTTCCGATTGTTTCTCGTTCGTCTGAACGATACCTGACTCAATGGGAAACCGATCATCTCAACCTAAAACCGCGGGAGACGTTCAAACCCGATTATTACAAGGGCGAAGTGTTCTGCGCCTCCGTCCCCAATTCCATACTGATTACTAGGCGCAGTGGTTCTATACTGATCTCCGGGAACTCTTGCACTGCCAATGGAACCTGCGAAGAACTGGAGGCTCAGGCTTTGGCTCAAGGAGAACCGCTCACAATGCGGAGTCGTCTTTTTGTGTATTATTGCAGCCGCGTGATCGAGGGGACCGTCCCGCAAGACGCTGGGGCTACAATCCCAGACGGTATCGCTGCCGTACAAACTCAAGGCGCTTGCTCTGAGACGGAGTGGCCTTACGACATTTCGCAGTTTGCCGTCCAGCCGCCGGACAAGTGCTATGCCGACGCCTTGCAGTTCCTTGCGTTGGGCGCGCAGAGTGTCAATCAGGACTTGACGGATCTGAAGACGGCTCTGGCCTATGGCAACTCGACTACATCACTAGCCCGCGCGGTGCGAACCGATCCAGCGCACGGGCTGGTGATCGGTATCTTAGTGTACGATTCGTTCGAGTCGGATGCCGTGGCGGCGAGCGGCGACGTACCTATGCCAGGAGCGAGCGAGAACCAATTAGGGGGGCATTGCGTGCGTCTGGTAGGCTACACGGACAATGGCTTGGCCGACATTCCGCCGCAGAGCTTCATCATGCAGAACTCGTGGGGAACGGCTTGGGGCAAGCGAGGGTACGCCTCGATTCCCTACGCCTACATCCTCGACGCAAATCTATGTACGGATGTCTGGCTGATCTCTCAGGTGTCCTAGGAGGCGGCATGGCATTCGGCGAATCGGCGGGCGAGCAGGCGGCGCAGACAGTGGCTACGGCTGGCGAGAAGATCGAAGGCGACTTCATGACGCGGCTGGAAGCGGTCGTGTCGCAGCTTGTGGCACTTGTGGACCGCCTGGATGGGGCCACAGTGACCTCAACCATCAAGTTAGGAGCAAAGCAATGACGCAGATAGTTCAATTCTTCCAGCAGCACTGGGGTTGGTTCTCTGGGCCTGTCGCGCTGTGGATCTACTCGTGGGTAATCCACTCGATGCCCACCCCGCAGCCGATGGGTAACCCGTTCTATACTTGGCTCTACAACGTGCTGCAAATCATCGGCGCTAATAAAGCCTTGGTCGGGGCCAAGAACGGCATAAAGACGCCGTGATTGTCAAAGCTACCCGCGAAGGGTTAGTGGGACAGCGCACAGCCAGCGGCTACGTGATCGACACTGTTGTCCCCTTCGTGGCACTTCCATCCACCAAAGCCCTCGGTTGCTTCATCCAGTTGACTAATCCCCTAAACACCAAGTCCTCCCTGGCGATTGTCCTTGATGTCGGTCCATGGAATATCAACGATGACGCCTATGTCTTTGATGGCCAGCGCCCGCAAGCAGAGAGTGGAACTGACATGACGGGGCGTCCGACCAATGGAGCCGGGATCGACCTCGGGGAGAAGGTCTGGAGTCTGTTGGGAATGGTGGACAACGGGCAAATTGATTGGGAGTTTGTGGTACTCTAGTCCCACGTTGTACTGGGTAAGAGACCCATGATAAGATTGAAGTTGTAGGGCGCGCATCTCTGCCGTGGGCTTTAGGAGATGACGCAAATGCCGCAGTTGACCTGGAAAGTAGACGCTGGACAAGTCCTCACCATCCTATTGGTTCTTATGGGGCTCGCGGTCTCTTGGGGAAACCTTGGGGCCAAGATAGACGCACAGGCCGAACGGATCAACATGGTCCAAAACAACCAACAAAAGGTCATGAGTGACTTAAATTCAGTCCGCGAGGAACAGGCCCGAGTTCGAGGTATTTTGGAACAGCACGACAAAGACGATGCGGCATGGCGGTCTAGCCATGATCGGTAAGGGGATTAGACCATGAAGTACGAGCAGCTAATAATTGTTGTTCTCAACAAGGTGCTGGCGATCCTAAAGGCCATTGGCACCCCAACCACCGCAGAAGCAGAAAAATTACTCCAGGATCTCGTCAAAGCGTTAAGCGACCCACCTGGCCCGCCACCTGTCCCACCGGACTCTTAAAAAAGAAGTGGTGATATAGGCCGAAGATCACCACAGATCCGGCCACGTAAAACCACCGGGCTGTGTCCCATCTCTGGGCTGTGGTTAAGAAGTGGTAAGACGCCGAAGTAAGGGCGTGCAAGATCATCCAAGCGGTCTGAAGTTCAATGTGGACTGAGAGCAGCCGGTTCTTAGTGAATGGCTCGAAGTGGTTCCCTAAGCTAACCATCAGGCAGACTCCAGCCACGGATAAGGTACTTAGGTTCCTGATCGGTAAATATCCCCAAGCCAGCACGTTCGGGTTGTAGATCCCCAACGATAGGGCTGCGCAAAGTCCAGCGAATCCGAACCGACAATCCTTCCTCACCTCGATGACGTTCCAAACGGCCTCCAAGGGGGCTAGGAGCCTCACAAACAGCGCGATCCCATCCAAAGGGATATACCATACTGCGGTTCTGTAAGCGACGTTGTAGATGGCTGCAAACGCGCAAGAGAACAACATCAAATGTAGCTTTTGGCGTAAGGGATGATGGAGAATGACGAGAAACACTAGGGCGTAGCCAGCCGTCATGATGGCATCACTAGCCATATGGCACTAGTATACCTACTCTTGTGTAATAAAGAATACAGGACTCTCTGCTGGTAGTGGGCTACTTTAAAAATCCCGTTTTCAGATTTAGGACACTACCGTAAGCTGATCCTCTCGGACAGCATTGATGTCACAAGCTGATTGAGACTGACGCGCTCAGAGTTTGCTGCCCTGACGAGACGCTGATGCAAACTGCGCGGTACACGCTGAACCCACTTTCCGCTCGGAAGGGGATCCTCCTTTTCTGGCTCAGGTACAGGATCGCCTGCCTCGATGCAGTCCTCCAGCCACAGGCGCTGTGCCTCCTGAAGATTCTCTAGCGCCTCTTCTGCGTTCTCTCCATGAGCAGAGCACCCAGGCAGTTCTACAATTCTTGCAACGATGTCGCCGTCCGTATCGGGACGAAGTAGTTTCGTATATGGCAGCGCCATGTAGTGTGCAAGATCGTGTTTTTCAGTGTTCATACGGCGTATTCCAGCTTGATACTACGGATAGTATCACAAATTCACGCCCCTTGCCACCGAAGCGCTGCGCGCGCTGGTGTTTAGGACACTACCAAAGAACACAGCACTCTCTGTTTAGGAGCGAGCGGCACGGAGAGAATCGATTCTAGCGCTCACACCTCCTCGGCTCTGGGAGATATCTCCAGCCGTGAAGCGCTGTAGAAGGAAGGTATGTAATTGACCAGGGTCCCGGAACTCCCGTTTGAGCTTCCGGTCCAACACAAACAGCAGCCTCGCTTGGGCTCCAGTTGGCGGTTCTTTTCTCCAGGCGGCTGTCGCCGCCATAATTTTTCGATCTTCTCCTGGAACCTCATGTTCGGCCATTTCCACTGCTTCTTTTAGGTCTTTGGCTACGTACAGTTTGGTTCTGATCCCCCGAACATGGCGGTAAACTTCACAATGCCCTAATCCGTTCTCGCGGATCGAAAGCATACTGTTGTTCATCAGGCCAAGGTGGTAAGATCCCTCAGTCTCTTTCAGCCATGTAAATCGGCTTAGTTTGCGGAGTTCCTCGGGGCACTCGGGAGGCTTCAAAAGGTCTACCAGGTGACGAGAGGTCTTGAACTTGTCAGCTTTGGCTCTGGCGGACTCCAGATCCGGTTCGTCACGGAAGTCTAAACCGGGGTTTTGGGCTTCGAGTTCTTCAATAGCGCGGGCCTGCTGAAGAACGTCGCCGCCCTTGGCATCGAACTTAGCCCGTAGACCGAAGAGAGAAGCGATCGTGACCAGAGAATGTCTGCCGCTCAGATCGCAAAAGTCAAGGATCAAAGCATGTGGCTTAACCCATCCCACGTGGGACTCTTTGTCCTCGGGTGCCGGGAAGGGCCTGACAACTCTCCCGGCCATCTGCTGGAAACGGAGTTTGGATTTCGTCGGCACACACATAGCCGCCGTCATCACACGCGGGGCGTCGATGCCCTCAATGAGTTTCCCCGCAGAAGCTAGGCCGTCGATCTCGCCTTCGTTAATTAGCCGCATGAACCGCTTACACTCTAATTCTGGAGTGTGACCGCTGATCGGGTAGACTTTAACGCCGTGTGCCCGCATAACCTCTGCTAAGTCAACAGCATGTTTTATGTCCACGGTGAAGAAGAAAGCTGGCCCTTCTGGCTTATGTTTGCAGTATTCACGAGCGATGAGTTCATTTCGTGCGGGGGTGTTGACTGCCGCCTCTAACTCGGCTTGGTTGAAGTCTCCATGCGTTATGTGGACCTGGCTGATGTCATGCTCTGTCTCGATTCGATGAGCGATGATCCGCGTCAGCCATCCATCCGTGATCCCCTCCGCGATTCCGTAGTTGTAACTTATGCGGTCGAATAGGACTTCCAAGCCGATGTTGTCGCTTCTGTTTGGTGTGGCGGTGATCCCAATGAATAGCTTCGATGGGTCGCAGTCAGCCTCGCCTTTCAGCACACGGAAGTAACGGAAGACAGACTGGTAACTCACGGCACTGGCATGATGGCACTCGTCAACTATCAGAAAGCTGAACTGGTCGGGATCGAACTGAGTCAGCCGGTCACCATACTTCCAGTAGCCTTCGTTTTCCGCCCCTTCATACTCGGCCTTACCGAGTGTCTGAACAGAAGCCACTACGATGTCGGCATCTTCAGCCCGATAGTCGGCACGTTCAATAGCGACCTTCAGATGGGGATTGTACTGATGGAATTTGCGCGCGGCCTGCTCACAAAGTTCATTGCGATGGACAAGGAAGAGGCCGCGCTTTCTCTGCCTGCGTAGTTCAACCATTTCGGGAATATGGGCCGCGACCACGGTCTTGCCCAGCCCCGTTGCCATCACGACTAATTGTCTGGAGATCCCCTGGTGAAGGTTCTCTTGGATGTCGGCTAGGCACTGAGTCTGGTAGGGGCGGAGAGGCATCTACCCGATCCCCCGCAGCCTAACAATGGGAATTATATCAATTCCCCTAACAATGACAGCCCGAGCTTCACCGAACACCGCGAGCCCGAAAAGGAGCCGGTAGTAGAGGTAGGGCATGGGTTATCCCACGTGGGACTCGAAAAGTGAACGGAGGTATTCTGCGATATCTTCGAGCGCCTCCACCGCACGCAGACGCAGATAAGCCTCGCGGTCGCACAGAATGGTCTCCTTGTTGTGGTCGCCATGGCAGTACCGGCAGCGGGCACCTGTATTTTCGGGCAGGCTCCCCTCGCGTGAGTATTCCATTAGCTTATCTTCCTCCGCTCACAGGTTCCCTTGACAAGGAACTGGTGGACGGCGCTTCCCACGGAGGGGGCGTTCAGGATTCGGTCGGTGAAGGTGTCTTCGGGGATAGGTCGATAGGCGTGGGTTGACGTTGCATTACCAGCCTTATCCTTGAAGGTCACAAAAACCTCCTTAGCCGCCTCATCGTAAGCGAGAGATTTTACGTTGCTCGACACAAAATTCGTATACGTTTTCATAGACTTGCTCCTATATTGACGTTCATTTCACGTCCCCTATCTCAAGTTCCACATCCTCTCTAACTCGGCCAAAGCTTCCCTGAATCGAAAGCATGGCAGACAGGCTGTGCCGTCCTCATCTGAGACTAAAATAACATCTGACTCACCGCAGAATCGGCAGACAGGAGGTTGAGTCTTCCGCTGTTTCGCGTGCACGATTGCTTGCCCCACCCAGGAGCCCCAAGCGAACCCTCCTATAGAGGCAAGAGCAAATAACGCGCACCATAAGATGAACGAGATGGCTTCTCGCATAAGTTTACCTCGTGGATATCTTGGCCCCGCTCGTAACCGTGATACCGGGCCAGTTGAGGGAATCCTGATGATGAAAGACAACGGCATTCAACACTACCTGATCGACGACCAGGATAGGCCGCATGTCTCCCGGCTTGACTTCCTGCATCAGATTGACCTTGCCCGTTGCAATCGCCTTGGCGAAAGCAATGATATCCGTACAGGAGCCTTTGAACTGCGTGCCCACCTTGGCATCGGCGACTACAGGGATAGCGTTAGCCAAGGTCGGCGTAATGGTGATCTGGGCCTCCTGAGTCTTGGCTTCGGCTTCTGCCACCCGCCCACGGGCCATCAGTGCGGCGGCTTCGCGTTCCAGTTTGAGGCGCTGTTCTTCAGCTACGCGAGCGAAGGCCGCTTCGCTTTCCGCCTTGGCACGCCGCATGTCGTTCAGGTACTTCTCGCCCTTCTTGGTGAGTATGTCCTTGATAGCGGTCAAGGGGTCCACTGTCGCGTGTTCTAACTCCAGCACGGTAGCGCGAGCGCCGTTCAAAGGCCCCTTGAACCTCGACCAGATCCGCGTCAGTCCATCGGCGCGGGTGGCCACGTTCTTCCGTAACTCCATCGCTTCGCCGTAAGTGGAGTCATCTTGGATGTTCAGGGTTTTCGCCTGAACCTGTAAAGAGGCGAGCCCTTGAAGATGGGCCTCAACCTCCATCTGTAACGCCGGGACGTTGATATCCAAGACCACCGACAATTGGCTGGCTTGCGTCTTTAAGGTCTGGGCATTGAACGGCACTAACGCTGTGGATTTATCCATTAGAGTTACTCCTGTCCGATGGTCCTTCCAGACCATCAATCAATTTGTTATTGGCACGGTCGTGCCAGATCATACAGCACGCCCGAAAGATTGCTTCATCCATGGGGTTGGAGCACCGATACACTCGAAAGGTGCCATCCCCAGGCAACGCCACAATATCCCGTAAATCGGCGGTGAGATTCAGGGAGTGTTTCAACATCAACTTGTAGCCCGCTGTTTGGATCTCTGCCGCCCGCTTGGGCCTACTCCCCTGACTTTTCCAACCCTTGGTATCGATCAGGACCAGCTTGCCGCTTGGGTACAGGCCCCAAACGTCTGGAGTCCCGCAAACATTCAGGTCCGGTAGACACATCGGCTGCTCGTGGCCGATCGGTTTGAATCCCGTTTCCCTCTTGAACCATACCCACCCCGCTACGTAAGGCTGGATAGTCTCGCCGAGGTCCATCACTTCAAGCACGTCCTCCAGTGTTTCGGCCTCGGGTGCGTGCTCGTCCACTAGGAAACGAGCCTTATGGACTAATTGCCCACGCACCCGAGACTCTTCATCGAAGAAGTCGGACCCCTTGTTAAAACCGCAGTCGGCAAGCACTCGTGTGACTCCCGGCTTCCAGATTCCATTCAGCCGGTACTCGTGTCTGTCGTCGAGATAAGTGAGGCCGTTCATAAAACTCCTTTGCGCGAGAAACCGCTGGCTTCAGCCATGCGGAGGGATAGCGCGGCGCACGCGGATACCAACGCTGCCAGGGTAATAGCTGGCAGGGCCACTGTAAGCGGGCCGAACGTAGCGAGTTGTGCTGCTGTTTAGCATGGCTTAGTTACAAAGCCGCCGGCTTCAGCCGCGCGGTTGCTTACGAGTTATAACAGTTCGTCAAAGATTCCGCCCCCATCGTCCTCAGTGGATGCTGGGGGCTCCTGTTTGGGCGGCGGCGCGGTCTTGGGAGTCTGTTCACCCGCCGCCAATAACCAAGCCTTCACTGCTTTGTCGATGTCTTGTTCCTTGGCTTGTTCCAAAGAACACTTCAAGGCCCGTTGCTCGATCTGCTGCACTGCTGCCGCCAAGACCCCAGATTCGAGTTTATTTTTGTTGTACCAATCCAACAGATCGGCTCCAGACCGCAGATTGGGAGTAGCCAGCATCAGCCGAATGTAAGCGTGGCCGTCCTCTTGGGGAGTGAAGTCGAGAGCGATGACCCCCGATTCAAACCAAGTCTTGAACTGGGGAGGGGTTAATCTCCAGCGTCGGCAAAGGGTGCATCCCAAAGCCACGGTTTCGGGGTTCTTGGGCCATTGACCGTCAAGGAAATTGCGCACTTCCTTGGCCCACCGTGCGCGCCTCTTCCCGGCCTCTTCCGGTCCCGAGTTGAACTCGTTTACGTCGGCATTGATACAGCTTTCGAGTTCTTCCACAGCCACCTGATACTCAGCCGGGTCCTTGGGAAGCTCTTTCAGCCCGCAACCGAACCATCCCGCGAAAAAAGCGTTGAATCGGGAACCCGCCGTCTTGATGGGAAGCGCCAGGGTTTTTGCAAGGGCATTTAGACGGGCCATGAGGGCCTTCTTGGCGTCCGATGCTTCGGAGGGCTCTATGACTGGCTTGGAGTGCTCCGGCTCAACCTGCGGCTTCTCCTGCGGTTTCTCGGGCATCCTAGTTGGCGGGTTGAATCTTTGTTTGGTTTGAACTTCGCCCGATGCGCTGACCTCAACCACTTCGTATGGGCTATTGGTCTCATTCGCAAGGGCTTGTGCTCTAAGGTTGGCATCCTCCTCGCGTTTCGGCCGAATTTCGTCGGTCGGGATCACCCGTTCGCCGCCACCCCCGGTGTGGAAAACCCTGTGAATCGCGTATTGGGCAGTAATCGGCTCGGTTTGAGCAGGTTGAGGATCTTTGGTAATTTCCACAACCGGCGACGGTTCGGGCTTGGGTTTGAGCGCCACCTTCATATCGTCGCGGGCCGCAATTACTTCCGCCCGTTTTTTGTCCGATTCGGAAGGTTCGGCTGTCGTGGAGTTGAATATCTCATCCTTTTCCTCTGGAGTGTAGACGTTCCCACGTCCACCAGTCATTCGGTAGGCTTCCGACGCAGCACGGGCAGAGAGCATCACTCGTGGACGCTTCTGGTACATACCCTCTTTGCCTTCTTTGGTTTCGGTGAGACCGGCCTGCTTGGCGTCCTGAATGGTAAACTCGAAGGTTTCCGCGTCAATACCGGGCCGAGCGACCTCGATAGCGGCTCGTTCGTTGGTCCGCTCTACCCATTTGACGGTGAAGCCCTTGCGGATCATCTGGTCGATCAGTTGAGGGTAGCGGACGAAAATCTTGCCCTTCACGATGTCGATGTCTTGGAGAGCGGCCATCGGGTCAATGCTCATTTCGTGGCCCACTAGCATTTTCGCCATTGCGTTCGAGCGGACGTACTTGTCGCGAAATTCCGTGATCTGTTCTGGGGTGTAGCCCATGCCTCTGAGTCTGCCAATCTCCGAATCTGGCAATGCCATGTCCTGAGTAATGAGGGCGCTGCTTAACAGCATGTTCGCAATGCTCATCATGTAGTTCACGGCTTCGGGGCTGGGCAATCCGACTTCGCGGGCATGTTCTGCGGTAAACTTGGTCACCGCTTTCATGGTTTCGGGCACGGCCTTGGCCGGTTGCAGTTCGTCGTTCACTTCTCTTCTCCTTCCGGGATGTCGTTTCTGACGACCGTTAAATCCACCAAGAATGGATCGGTGTTCAATGTATACTCGACGGCGATATCACCGCGCCGCAAGGCGCTTTCTTCGCAGAACACGACCGTGGGAGACGGTCCCAACCCCTTGAATCGGCGGCGAACCGCAAACAGCTTACTGGGCCAGTTCATTTGTGTTTTCTCCTTCTTGTCCCACGTGGGACTTCTTCCGTTTGTGAGTATAGTTCTTCTCTTGACTCAAGTCAAGAGTTTTTTCTTCTACCGCATGAGTGGTAGTGTCCTAAATCTGCCGTTGATCGTTTAGCGGGGACGGAAAAGAGGCTCAAGCAGGTATTCGGCTACGTCGAGGGGTGTTGGGAGCGGGGTCCCGTCTTGGGCCACCATGGGGACGTTGCGGTTAGAGTCCGGCTTAACGTCAATACGACCATTCGTGCCCTTGCGGGGAGCAAAAGACCCCTGAGTTCGGTCAATAGAGAACTCGAAGAAATGTGGGGATGGCCGGGAAAGGGTGAGGCTCGCCAGCGGGAATACCGAGCAGCTTACCATAACGGACTTCTCGCCCTCTGGATCTTCGGGCGTGAGGTAGAATTGGTTCCGAAACGTCCCGTTGTACTTCGTGATGAGAGCGCGCATCTCGGCAATGATCGCACGCCACAGGAAATCGTTGTTCTCTTCGGCGATTCTTGCGTGCTCCAGCATGACCCGATTCTGAAGCGACAAATCGGCATTGGACGCCCGCTGCTGCTCCACTAGGCGGTCAACCAAATCTCTCATTGATGGGGATAATTCCATTTCGGCCCTTTCTTCACAACCGAGGTTAAGATAGCATAAATGCAAAAGCCCCGGCTGGCACCGGGGCCTCACTAGAATCTTGGCGCAATTCAATAATGCATTGGAGTGTGCCAAAATGCAAGACGCATCTAAGTACCGCGAAGTTGCGCGATTATCCCATCAAGCAAACCGAGTTGGATCTCGTGTTGCCGCGCTACTTCTCCGGTCTTTAAACCTTGGCGTATCGCCTGAAACTCTCCGGCGAGATCCGGCTGCCTCTCCAGCAACCGCTGGAGAGCAATCGATGTTGTGTTGCATTTAAGGCGCTCCTTTCTCCCTTTCGGTTTGGTTACGCTTGGGTGAGCATACAGGACAAAGATCTTTACCGCCTTCGAATGTCCATCCTGTTTGTGCGAGCGAACGTCGGGGGTCAAGCGATGAAAATCGCTGCCAGCGGTGGCAGTCATCGCAGGTAGCGGTGCCCCCTCCTAGCAAATCCAGCATGCTATACATGCGCCCCCGCTCGAACGGGGCGTGACGCGGTTCCTGAGCTTCGTGTAGTGTTGTGGTATTAATCGTTCTCACGACTATTCCTTTCTTGTTTGGTTTGGTCAAGAGAAAAAGTCTTGGGATCAGCCCCGTTTTGGGACACTACCTTTCTCTTGCTATGTTTCAGCCTCCACATTGCCCTCATTTCGTCCAAGGAGAAACCAGCGATAGCCATCCCTCGGATTTCTGCGAAATCGGGGTCTGTGGGGTCCACAAACGTAGTGATGTCGATGCTCATTGCGGTTTCTCCATCTGGGGAGGCAAGGCAGAGTAAATCTTGATGTCCTTGATGCCTTCCGTAAGCTGTTTCTTGAGGTTAGAGAGGTCCTGCCTTTGGGCTATTTCCAAAGCCTCGATGATTGAGAGCACCAAACCTGCCCATGTAAGGTCAAGGCCTGGGCGTTTTGGTTGCAGGCGTCTCGGATACTCGTATGCTAAGAGAAGGTTGGTAGCCTCGATGAGCTTATCTATCGCGGTCTCTTCCCGGATAATTGTGGCGATTGCTTCTAGATCTCTATCCTTGCAAAGCGGACTCACACGTCGCGCCGCTCTTTCCTCTGGCGGTAGTTCCACTGGAACAATCGTGAGGTCCACACCGACATAGGCTGGATCGGTCTCGACCAAAACGCGCAGTTGCTTCACTCCGTCGTGAAGGCTCAGATAGTCTACGCAGTCAAACGGCCTGCCGGGTCCGTCAATAATCCAACGGTAAACCGAGGGCTCCAAGCGGAACAGCGAGAGGTTCTGGGTGCGCTGATCGGGATGCTTCAGGACGGCTTTCTGAACGATGGTCATCGCTTGTCGAACTTTCCCTCTCTTCTGCCCCTTATTTTGCTTCATTTGGAAGCCTTCTTTCTTTTAACCAAGACAGGTCTTGGTTGTGGTTTAGTTAAAGTCTCTCCGCGTTCTTGTCGGGCTAACAGATCCAAACGCGATCCAGTAGGTGGAATCAACCGTCTGAGGTGCGAGGTCACGCTGTCTTCGACTTCAGCCAGGGTGGAGTAGGGGAACAGGTTGCGGACAAAGCGGGTCCACCATCGGGTCACGACACCCTCCGCAACCGCTGTTCTCGTCCTTCGACTGACTCAATGGCCTCTCGAATCAGGCTCACTCGTTTGGCGATGCTGGGGTAGTTCGGCATCCCCGAAGTACAGGCCATGATCTTGTCTAATCGTCGGCGTAGCCGTTTGATGGCAAGGTCGATGTCGTGGTGGGTCATTTTGGCGGCTCCATTACAAAACCAAGTTCATTTGGGCCGGTTGGTAATGCAACGAAAAGCCCGTGACGGTAGGCATCCCGAATACCAACTGTCAGAAGATCGTGGCTATGACTGATCCAACCACTGCGTGCTGCGAATTGAAGTGTGAGCGCAGCCCACGCATCCCCAGCACCCCACGCATCCCGCGTAGCCACCGCATCCCGCAAAGCCCGCGCCGCATCCCACGCCCACCGCTCATCCCACGCATCCCACGCATCCCGCGCAGCCCACGCAGTCCACGCCCACGCATCCCACGCAGCCTTTTCTGAAGGGTATTCTTTGATTGTCCAATGCAGCGACCGGGCACGAAGCGCAATGGTCAACCCTTCAATAACGGCCTCACGATCCCATGTGGGATGGGCAAGGGCCTGCCACCAGAGCCATTGTTCTTCAGCCATCGCTGCCCGATGTTCTCCGAAAAGCGTTGAGAACGCGGTTAGGGCGCTGTAGATTTCTTTGTCCGTTGCCAGCCGTTTCAGTGTGAGGCTCGCCGCTCGCAATTTATCGACCCGTTCGATAATGTCGCCGTGAGGCTCAACGAGTATAACTGCGTTTGGGTGCCCAGTTCGCCAAAAACCAGCGCTTTTTAATGCGGTCTGAATGTCGCGGCAGAAGTGCCAGCCGCGGTCCAGCGGCACTGTCGGTAGCTCCACAGGCCACGTTTTGCCATCGCAAAGCGGCTTCCCGCCTTGTAGTGGTGGCCGGAACTCACTCGTCAGAACTTTCCAATAACTCATAGCCGTCTCCGTTTGGCGCGTTTCTCCGCCTGTTGTTGCCGGTAGCGAATGGCGAGCGCAAACTCGTAAATAGCTTCATACGACACGTTCACCGAGTCTCGGCGTTTCTTCTCCTTGATCTCCAGATGTCTCGGGTGGGCCACAATCACAAGTGGCCGTCGCCGGTAAAGGCTACACGTCTCCCGGCGAACAGGAGTCTTGATAAGAGTCACAAATCTGTTTCTCCTCGGTGAGTATAAAGCCATTCCAACCTAGAGTCAAGACTTTTTATCTTGACTCTCCACGGCGGCTTTGACGTTAAAGAACCGTCTGAACTGCGCGTAAACAGGGAGCTTCGCATAAATCCTCTCATACTCCTTTCCGACGTGATAGTGCAACCTCAGCTCGATCATCCGTAGCAGGCCCGCCGTTGCTTTCAGGGCATAGGCTGGCCGCATGGGGTAGAGCATGTGCGAGACGGTGAGAACTCCTGGGAACGCCCGGCGATTCAGATGATCGCAACGCCGTTTAGCCTGCTCGTAGCAGCTCATAATCGCCCGCATCTCTTGACGGCTCATGTGATCCACGTCATAGATCGGAGCGTCCAAGGGGTTACGGCGGCGGCGGTGAGGTGTGCCATCCTCATCCCAATAGGTCCAGCCATCGCTCGGGGGGCGTTTCATACCTTCGATGCGAGCCGCACCATTTCGGTGAGGTACTCCACCTCCAGTTTCATATCGCCTCCAGTTTGTTATCGGCGCGAAGTTCATTCATGCGCCAAATGAGAAATTTCTCCAACCAGAACGGGGAGCACTTGGGACAATGGAACATCCCCTTTTCACCGTCTGGATAAATAGTACAACGTGGGACTACCAGTCGATCTTTTCAGGATCGAATTTTCCCGCGCATCCCGTCCGGCCACACGCGGAGCAGTCTACGTTAACGAAAGCATCGTCGATACGGAGCGACCGTTTGTCTGGGATGTGGATGTGAGTTTTCGTGTTTGGGCAATACTCCGGGCAGTTTGTCACTTCATCCCTGAGTTGTTTGCGCTGTTCGGCTGTGAGTGAGCCCCAAAAGCTATCACTCAAGTAAAGCCATCCTCGTACTGTCGCGTCTGAAATTGGATACATAGTGCCTCCAGGAACGCAGCCCGGTTAGGGGCTGCGTGGTCTGACGGGCGCTATACGTGATAGTCCACCACAACCAAAACAGTTTCGGGCGGCAGAGGTTCAATGAAGCGATGGAGAAACTTTTGTTTCCAGAGTTCCCAAGGCTCATTCCACACCACAATAATGGCGTTTTCGTCGCCTGTCGTGACGCACTTATTTGCCGCCACATCAAGATTGTCGGGGTCTTTGAGTTCGCACTCAGTCGCCGTGGCGCAGCCGAACCAGCCCAGACGCTCAGGTTCATGCCAGTGGCGATTCCGCAGGAAAGCATACGCTGCCGGTACTGGCTTCCCCTTCAGTTCCTTCAACTGGATTATGTCTCCATCGAAGGGCACCCAGAAGCCAGGGTGCTTTAGTGCCTTGCCGGTTCCGTGGCAGCCGTTGCACCCGTTGCACCTGTCGTACCACGCTTGTCCAAACTGAGCGAGTCCTTCCGGCCTGATTCCGGTTCCGGCACACAACTCGCAGACCTCGCTATTACGAGGATCCTCGCTGGCCTTGTAGTCTGGGAATAACATCCCGGTACAGCGCCCGCCGATCTGATACCAGTCCCAACGGGAGCCATCCCGAAACAAAATGCCGTTTGCGTCGTAAGGTTCCATCTGGAACTGTACGGCGGCTTCCACTTCCGCGCGGTCGTTGGGGTTCACCACATCGACCGCTACCAACACACATGCGTGGCTCATGGATTTCTCTCTTCCTTTCGTTGTTTAGGCCGGTACTTCCGCGATGATCTTTGACCACACCGCAGTGGGGATGGTCACGTTTCGATACCAGTAGTGTGTATAGCCCACGTCCTTAGTGCCTCCATCCTAAGGCCCCGCTGTCACCGGGGCCGGTGGAATCACTCGAACAGATGAACCCCAACGAAGTACCCAATGATCCCGAACAAAATCAGAACCAAGAGTACTGTGAAGTGCGATTGAATCCGCTTCATTCGATCTTGACCTCCACGGGGTTGACCGCGTAGACCACGGTTTTGATGTTCGCTGGGTCTCCCCAGTGCCAGAAGGTTGAAAAGCACCCGTTTGAAGGATAAGACAGGGTGAAGCTCTGGATTGGGTGAAGCCCCGAAGTGACTAGTGAGCTCGAGTATGTGGTAATCACCGCCGTGTGAACGTCCGGCTGGGTAAAGCAGGCCGTGACGAGCATTGTCCCAAGCAACCGAGGGATGGGGATAAAGGTCAGCGTCAGGTTTGAGTCAACCGAAATTACTTGCCCTACGGCTGCGCCGCAGAGCGTTGCGAAAACCAACAGTAAGCGTTTCATAAGTTCTCCTAATAGTCTAATTTCTACGAACTTGTTTCTGTGGTTGAGGTCCTTCCCCTTCGGGGAAGGAGAAAGACCCCATTAAACATCCTTTTCGGGGCCTCCCGAGCCCCTAGGTTAGCCCGCCGCGCACTGGTTGAAGGTTAGCGGCGGGCCGATTCGCCAAGAGTCCCACGTGGGACTACCCGTTAAACCGACTTTATTTCTGTGTGGTAAAAACAGTTGATTGTACAAGTTTGCCCTTCACTCTGGCAACGCCTCGACCATTTTGCGCAGGGCGCGCGTACTAACGCCAGCAGCCAAGAGGTCGCGCGCACTAACGCCAGCAGCCCAGAGGTCGCGCGTACTAACGCCAGCAGCCAAGAGGTCGCGCGTACTAGCGCCAGCAGCCCAGAGGTCGCGCGTACTAGCGCCAGCAGCCCAGAGGTTGCGCACATTAGCGCCAGCGGCCAAGAGGTCGCGCGTACTAACGCCAGCAGCCCAGAGGTTGCGCACATTAGCGCCAGCAGCCCAGAGGTAGCGCATACTAACGCCAGCAGCCCAGAGGTAGCGCGCACTAAAGCCAGCAGCCCACTTTTTTTTGATGGCTGATATATCAGCTTCCAGCTGATCCAGTTCCTTCAATAACTCAGATTTCGTTTGCATCGTCTAAACGTCCTTTCGTTCGGCTAGTACATCACATCGTCCATTGTGCGATAGGTGAATGTGGGCGGATGTTCCGCGGCTTCCGCTTGTTTCCAGCCCGCAATGTAAGCCTCAAGTACCGCCGTTGCAGCCTTGCGGTATTCTGTCGGCCAGTACTGCCCCGTAGTGTAGTGAATCTGGCCGTGGTTGTAATACTGGCAATCTTTTATGTGCCATTGAATGTCACTGCGTTTTGACGGATGCACGTACATACCGCAGGGACAGGTGTAGTCGGGCGTAACGGCCCAGTCTGATTCCCCAACCAGCCATTGCAGTCTACCGCTAAACGCCCGGAACGCGTCCGCTAGCAGGTCCGGCCTGGCAGGCGTCAACCCGCGGGCTTCATCCAACGCTGATAGCGCCCGATGGCGATGCTTCCCTATCTCGCGAATCTCCGTCCGGTACGCCCGCAACCCGTCGGACGGGGCCAGCTTGCCCCATTCGTTGCGCGTGTAAGCCCGGTCATAGTAATTGCGCCAGTCCAGGCCGGGACGTTGTTTAATCCACGCTTCCAGCGCGCGAAACACTTCGTCAACGTGCAAGGGTGCATTCACCTCTGTTGATTCTGTCTTCATGACGTTCCTCTCCCTGTTGAGTCCCACGTTGGATTGCTTACGGCCTCAAGCGAGGCCGTGTAATCCCCAAGTCGCGCCACGCGCGTTTAGATTCGTTCCGCAAATTCCTAGCCCTTGCGGCGGCGAACCTGAGCCAGCAGAACCTGAGCTGGACCTCGGCGCCGCTGTCGGAATGGCAGAAGCATTACAAAGCCATCGGCCGCGCGTCATTTAGCTGTCCTCTTGCCACCCCGGAAACCATTATGCTCTCGGCCATCAGGTAAAATCAGCCTGTGGCCAGCCGCTCGCCAGCGATAAATATAGTGCCTCACGAGCGCTTGCGCCGCACCCGTTATGTCGCTGATTTCGGGCACGGTGTGATCGCCCGCGCAAGCGAGGCGGAATATACGTGTGGCCGTAGCGCCCCTGGGTAACCCGTACTTGCGCAGTACCCGCTCGATGTGAGATCTCACTGACCGATCAATTCCGCCGCTTCGGCGGACTCTATCATACTGGAGTCGCCGCGCGAGGTGTCCACGTACCAGTCGCCGCGTGCGTCTCGGCGCACCTCACGCTCAGCGTCTATGGTCCAGATTTTCGCGTCTTCGTCGGTGTAATCGTGCTGTCTGATTGCCTCTTCGGTAAAGCGAACCGTGCGTTTGTTCATAGTGCCTCCACTCTCTTCTACTCTTGTGAGCGGAAGAGAGAAGAAACGCTACGCCGTCGCCTGTTCTGTGATGCTGTGCCAACCAACCTCCGTCCCGCGTGTCTCAATGCGCCAGTCTCCCGGCTCCTCTTCGCGGGCGTCAGCTAACAGTCGCATGGCTGCTTTCAGGTTGGGGTGCTTTTCGTCCGGGCAAAACCAAGAGCCAGCCACATAGGGCGGAATGCCGCGAACGTACTTGACTACTCTCAGATTGATAAAGTCCATATTTCCCTTTCTAGCCGTTAGGCCAATCGGAGCGCGCCGTATAGGTGGCTCCTCAGGTCCAACGTGGGACTACTCAGCCCCGGATCCTCTTAGCGGCCAATTCCAGCCGTAAGGCGTCTCCTGTAACCGTGTAGATGCGGCGTCCGAACGTCGCCGTAGGATGCGGAGCCGATTGCGTGCAACCAGCACCTTGCCAAAATGCGCCATCCGATACGCGGCTCACGCACCAGCAATGAAAGTGTGGATCTCGCTTGGCTTTATCGGCGATCATGCGTCTTTGTAGGGCGTCACATGCTGGCCCCAACTCGCGGTAGATGAGGTTCTCTGCCGTGTAGTAGTTCCTCAATTCGTAGAGTTCTTCAGTTGCCTTCATGGTGTTTCATCCTTTCTCCCGCTCGGCCTCTTGATACTGCACTTATTTCGGTTTGCTGTCAAACTGCGCCGAGCCTCTAGAGCACTGTCCTTGTGTTATCAACACCTTGCGGCCTAGTGCTTATTTCTGTCCTATTTCTGGCTTATTTCCAAGGCCGGGCGCGCGCGAGATTTGGGACCTCGGGCCGGAGGCCCAGGGGGTAGGGGTCGCGCGCGGCGGCGGCCGGGAAGAGCATTGGACCTCTGCGGGCGCGGCGGAAAAAAAATCCCAGGGAAAAAATGAGGGGCAAAAAAACTCTTGACTTTAGGGCAGAAATAGCGCAGAGTATATCCAGATTATGGATACCGAAATAAGTGACAGAAATAAGAGAGAAGTGTTGAGGTGTGTAATTTGCACATGGGTTTGGACGCCGAGGGTGGGGAAAGGTGAGCCGAAGCGATGTCCGAGATGCAGGAGCCAGCGATGGCGGGGAGAAATTACAGGGGGCCAGGGGCGGGAGAAATAAGGGTAATAATATACTTGACTTTCCTGGCTTTCACCGGTTACGCTTGGGGGTGGCGTGACAGGCTAGCGCTTCTTCTCTGGAGTAGGCGGCGTCTCTGGATTGCGATCTTCGTCATTACCTTCTTGACAATTCCAAAGCTCCCCGCGAGCATTGGCCACAAAGAAGCAGAACTTCAGCCAATGCGGAACCTTGAACTGGTCAAGGTAATCGATTCTACCAACCAGAAAAGAGACCATTTCGGAGGTTGGGTAGATGGTCGGTTCTTGTCCTGTAAGGATGAACGGAACAGCAGAGATAGTGTTTGGAGCAAGAGTCCGAGTGACGGGATTGCGTGGGACAATGACGGGTTTTCCGGTCCCCATGTACGTAAACTTGTCGAGCAACATCTTGTCTTGCCAGTTATGCATCCAGTCTGCGTGAGTGCCCATACTGATGTCGCTCTGGCTAGATTGCGCCTTGACCGTTACGTCGAAGGCAGCCGTCCTTCCCATGTTTTTAGGGTATACTTCATACCTGTAGACGTATCCGAATGGCGGCGATGGTGGTGCAACAAGAATTGGCTTGATGGGATCAATCTCTACCCAAGCGCGTTCATCGATCCTAAACTGATCAATGTTACGATTAAGAGCGTCAAGGGAAGTTTCAGCCGCGCTCATGGCCGCCTTAGCTGCAAGCTCAGAAGAGGTGCTCTGTTTTTTGACCTCGGAAAGAGTATTGTTGGTAATCCTCACCAATCTACCAGTGAAGACGGTATAGACGATCAGAACGCTCAGAGCGCCGACTTCCAGCCACACCATGGGACTTATATAAAACTTTTTAGCTTCATAGCTAGTGGCCATTCCCCACATGTATCTGACAATTCGCCGAGTGAATTGAATAGGCAGAGTGGCCACCTTATAAAAGCGGCTGGGTTTTTGCTCGGCGGGATTCTTTGTATCCTCTCCGGTCTGTTCATGCTCCGTGTCGTTCTGCCGGTCCAGCCCACCATCCTGCGGTCCTTGGTGGTTGGAGTTTTCGGGCTGCTGCTTTTCTTCTGTGCTCAAAGATGTATCCGAGACCTCTTGGACGTCATTGACCCTTTGACTTACGTCCCGGCGCGTTTGGATTACCAGAGCGCGGCGATGTTTGTTTCGCGATTCTCACCCTGCGGTCTACACACACGGGCGGGATCGATCTGGATGGAGCGGCTGTGCTGGCTGGCTGGCCGACGCCAATGGCGGGCACTCCGGCGCAGAACGGGAACAACGAAGCGGGGAACACGGACAGCGGGCGCAAGACAGTAGAGATGTGCCAGTGGCCACTGAACGAGCAGGCGCAACTGAGCGGCTGGGCAACGCCAAAGAAGGCAGACGGCGAGCAGGGCAGCGAAATGATGATGCGAGGCAACCTGACCCTGCTGGGCGAGGCCCGGTTAACGGCTTTTGGCGATCGGCCGATTGGGTACTTACTCGGCCCCAACGGGTGGGAGATCGTCCCGGCTTGCGGCCAGTTGAACGCGGCGCATTCCCGCTGGCTCATGGGACTTCCGGGCGTGTGGGACGATTGCGGGGTTACGGCGATGGAATCGTCGCGCAAGTCGCGGCGGCGTTCATCAGAGCGTACTGCGACGAAATGAAAGGGAAAAGGGAGTGAAGTATTTGGTTCGACCCGAACCAAATACGAGGAAGTGAGGATGAGCATGAAGAAGGTTGTTTCAGGTGAGGCCCTGAAATCTCTACTTGGCGAGCGCGTAGTGTTGCTCTGCCTAAACTACATCTATGTTGGCGTGCTCGAAGGCGTGGACACGGATTGCGTGCTACTGGCCGAGCCTTCGATTGTGTATGAGACTGGCGAGTGGTCGGCCGCGACGTGGAAAGACGCACAGCGCCTCCACTGCGAGAAGTTATATGTGCAACGAGGGGCTATCGAGTCGTTCGGAGTCGGCAAATGATGCGCGGAAGACGGTCAAGATGGTCGTGGTCGCAGTCGTGGTCGGGATCGTCTGGGCAGTTGTGGTTGGCACTGTGGTCACGGTCGGGATCGTGGTCTTCGGCATGGTCGTGGTCGGGATCGCCTTCGCGCTTAGGATCGTGTTCGGGATTGTGGTCAAAGTAGCGATTTGGTTCAGAATGCTAGCCACTTGGGCACGGCAGAAATACGGAGGGCACAACCGGCCATGGCACAAGATCAGGGTGAATGGTAAGGCGGTGTGCGGGCGTGTGGACTTACATCCGGGGCGGACGGAATTTCACGTAGGGGATGTGCCGGAGGGCAGGGTTTGCAAATTGTGTTATCCCGAAGCGGAGGCTCACTAATGGTTTCAATTCACCTGAACGTTGCCGACATCAATGCGTGGGGGTCCCCGCCAGGACATGGCGACAACACGCTGTACATCAATTTCCTGAACTCCGGGCTCCTGTTGTACCTGCACGGTCCCACTATCGAAGCGCTCCGGCAGTTCGCACAACAGATTCTCGACTATCTACCCGAGTAGGAGGACCAATTATGAAGCTGGCTGTCGCGTTCGTTCTCGGTTGTTGGGTTGGGGTAGTGATTCAAATAGTTACGTCCCCATCCCCCTACAAGAAGTTAGATCTGCATAGTTGCGCCACGTGGCGCTCGTACCGCAATATTGAAAGCAGCCGTCCTTCCGACATTCTTCATAAAGTTCTGGCTTCTCCAACCTATAGGGGAAGCTTGTCCACTTACGATTGCTTTTGCAAGTCTCTCACTCGACTTCCAGAAGTTGTTCCGTTTTCTTTCATTTTGCTCAGCATCATAATAGGCGGCTATAGCTTCTGGCGGCTTCAGTGGGGCCACTACGGATGGGGATGGTTCCTGCTTCTTGTTGTGAGCATCTGTGTTTGCGCGTATAGCTTGAGCGCTCTCCTGATTCGAGGCATGAATGTCTCTCAGTAATCTTAGTAAACGCTGCGGCTCTTTCTGGGCAAGCCGTCCGCTTGCAGTACGTTGGATCTTACGACAACCTGGTGGAGTTTTGCCGGTATGCGGCAACAGGTAAGAGCGTCGTCTACGGCCCAGTGGAAGACCCCAAATGAGCAAAGCGATTTTCATGGAAACCACCGGCGTCTCCGTTCAGCGGACAGTCAGTGAGATTGTGGGCGAACTGGTGAGTTCCGGGGCAACGGCGGTCAACACGGATTACAAAGACGGCAGGGTTTCCGGCCTGCGGTGGGTGATGCGCATCGGCGAGAAGGATGTTCTGTTCGACATGCCGGTCAGGATCGAGCCGGTCTTCCGGCTGCTCGAAGCCAGAGCCAAGCGGCCCCGTGCGGACTTCCGCGAGAAAGCCATGCGCGACGCCGAGCGAATTGCCTGGAGGCAATTATTGAGGTGGGTGCAGGCGCAGAACGCCATGATCCAAACCTCGATGGTTTCCGCCGCTGAGGTGTATTTGCCCTACCGTGTGGTCAACGCTTCCGGTACCACGTTGTACCAATGGCTGACCGAGACCAAGTTCAAGATGATCGAGGCTCCTAGGAGGACCAATCATGAAATCGATCAGAATAGCGACTGATGAATGCGCTAAGCGCGTGGCGCGTTTTTGGAATCTAATCCAAGAGGAAGGTGCGAAACTCAACTTGGAGATCGCAGTAGAAGACGGCTGCTGTTGGTTCCGAGATCGACTTCGGACGGACTCACTCACTGACGATTGGCCATTTGTAGCGTCGATTAATAATGAGGATGGCCCGATCGAATTTGTCGAGATCGATAAGGTCATATCCCCCGAGGAGTTCGAGTTGCTCACCGTGGAGAGGGCGTCCGGGAAGGCGAGGCGGAACAATGGAAACAAGAGGAAACGCATGATTAAGAAGGTTACGGAAAAGAGGATCACTTTGCTTGATGGTCGTGAAGTGATCTCCGAGCGCTGCGCAAAGATTCTAGACACGATGGTCTCCGGGAATAAACCAGATTCCTGCATTGGGTGGCGGGACGTCTTGAAGGAAGCCGCCAAGCGAATCAGGGAGGGTACATAAGTAAATGACCTACCACTGTATTCGTTGCGAAGAGGACTTCGACTCTACCCTGGAAACTCCGAAACGTTGTGCGGAGTGCGGGTCGCCTCTGTGGGACGTCCCCAGAAAAAGGAAGAGGGGAGCCGGAAGGCCAATCAAGTCTGCGGAGAGTTCCCCTGCCGAGACCCCGGTGGAATCGACGGCATTCGACGGTGAAGATCTGGAGATGCCGTGGGACATCCCGGCACCGGACCTTCCGGTGGCCGTAACCGAAGCTCAGGCGCATATCGCGGAGACGATCGAGAAAGTCACGGGGGAACTGCCGAAACTGGGGAATGCCGAGATCGACAATCGCATGGTCTCCGGCCCGATCTCCGATCCATCCAAGCCGGTCAGACGGGTGGTCCCCAGGAAAGTCAAGGGAATTATATAGTTGACTCCCCTGTGCGCTGAAACATGCTGAGAACCTTTCAGTTTCGTCTTCGTCCAAACGCTACGCAGGTTGCGGAGTTGAATCGGATTCTTGAGGATAACTGCGAGACTGCGAACGCCTGTATTCAGGAGCGAAAAGAGGCATGGAAACTCCAGCACAAGTCGATCACGTACTATGACCAGCAGAAGGAGTTGACGGAACTCCGCAAAGACCTGGCATTCCAGTGGATCGCCTGTGATATCCAGCGTGACCCGTTGCGTCGGGTTGACCGGGCATTCAAGGCGTTCTACCGCCGTTGCAAGGCTGGCGAGAAGCCGGGGTTCCCGCGTTATCGTTCACGTTTCAGGTACGATTCCTTCGGGTTCAGTTTGCCCGTAGTCCGCGAGCGTTCGATCAAAATACCGAACGTGGGGGATATTCGGGCGCGTGGTGGGCGTCCTATTTGGGGCCGCGCAAAATACTGCACGGTAAAGCGTGATGGCAAGAGATGGACGGCTAACGTAGTCTGTGATATCGGCCCCGCCCCAGAGAAGTGCGTGGTAATGCACCCGGTAGGGATTGATGTTGGCCTGACTACCCTGGCGACACTGAGTGACGGAACCGAGATTGAGAATCCGCGTTGGATACGTCAGCACGAAAATCGGATCGCCTCCGCCAATCGCTCGTTAGCAACCAAGACGCGCGGGTCACATAACCGCCTCCGTGCGCGTGAGGCGTTGCGCCGCGCTCATCAACGGGCCGCAAGTGCGCGGTTGAACTACATCCACCACGTCAGCAAGTGGCTGGTAGCGAACTACGATTTAATTGCTCACGAGGATCTGAAGATCCGAAATATGGTGCGATCCAAGTTAGCAAAGTCAATCATGGATGCAGCCTGGGGGCTGTTGATCTGGCAGGTAACTTACAAAGCAGAATACGCTGGTAAGTGGATGGTGCCGGTCAACCCGAAGGGGACATCTCAGAAGTGCAGCGGCTGTGGTGTCATCATCCGAAAGGAACTTAGCGAGCGGGTGCATTCCTGTTCATGCGGGTTGACTTTGGGGCGGGATCACAACGCGGCACTAAACATCAAAAGGCTCGGGATGAGCCTTGCGGGGCTATGCCCCTCAGAACAGCGGGCTACAAGTTGATGTTGAAACACTCCCTGAATCTCAATCTATATCATGTATATAAGTCCCAGCGTTGGCGCAAGTGCTGAGGCAGGAGGTAGAACGTGGCTGACATCAACGAGATCATCGCGGAGTTGGACCGACTGCGTCTGGCTGCGGTGGCACAGGAATGGCCATCGGCTGACTTAAAGTGGTCCATTGCAGCATTTCGCAGCTATCCCCTACTGCGGGATGAGATCCTGAAACTCCAACGAGAGCGGCAAGGCCTGCTCGCCGTCGCGCGGGCGGCGGAAGACTTGAAGAACAGATTGGATGCGGTTCACGCCGATGAGCGCTACCAGTCGGTCTGGATTCTGTACAAGATTCACGGCGGGGAATACACAGAACCGACCTACACAGTGGAACTTGACAAGCTCCGCGAGGCGCTGAAGGACTGAGGCCGTGAAACTCCGACCCGGATTACGGCTCTGGCGATGGCGGTGGCCATGGCTATTGCGATGGCTCTGGCTCTGGATAACGATCTTATCCTATGTCCGACATTTATATGATCCACCAAATTGAAGATGATGTGGAGGACCGCCGACCGAAGCCTGCGAACCCCGTCTATGAGTCCAGGGTGCGTGCGGCTAAGATCATGCTGCTTTCTGGATACTCCAAAAAAGAAGTTCAGCAAATCCATGGGTTCGTGGTGTTACGGGAGGCTGAACTGATGATCCAGGGAAACGTCTTGAGAAGGTATTAAAACACCTCTTGACTTCACTCTTGACTCCGCGTACCCTATAGATCGAGTACAACGTGGGACAAAGACAATGACACCCTCTGCCACCAAGAAAACCGTTAAGCTGGTTCCCATCGAGCAAATTGACGAAACTAATTCCGTCCAAATTCGCATCACCCTCGACGCCAGATTGGTCCATCAGTACCGCTCCTTAATTCAGGAGCACGGGAATATGGACCCCATTCATATCTTCCGTAACGGAGACAACTCCTACCGTGTCGCGGACGGCTTCCATCGCATCGAAGCCTACCGGCAGGAAAACAAGCTGGAAATCCCCGCCGTCATACACGATGGGGACGCCTCCGATGCACTGAAGTACGCCCTATTGGAAAACTCCCATCACGGCGCACGGCTGACCAATGCCGACAAAAGACGCGCCGTTGAATTGGCGGTAACCGACGAGAAGATTGGGGAGTGGAAAGACACCCAGATCGCCAAGTACATTGGCGTCTCCTTATCGTTGGTCGGCGAGATTCGAAGAGGCGAAACCAAGCAAGCCAAGAAAAAGAAAGTGGCGGAACGGAAGGCCAAGCGGGAAGCCTCGACTAGGGGAGTGACGGCCCGCGAACGCGAGGAGCCCGACGATCGGCCCACCAAAGCCATGATTTTGCGCCAAATTCAGGACTACTTGACCAACGACGTGGTTGACGAAGCCGAAGTTGTGAAGTTGATGGAGGGGCCGAAGGCAGCGTGGCAGTGGTCAGCAAAACCGGGGATGATTGCCGCTCTTAAAGTCGTAGGGAAGTCGGGCAGGGTACAACTGGAAACAAATGTGGTGGTCAAGGAAATCAGTGAAGACGAGATCATCTTAAAGTATGAAGGCGATGGGAAGGTAGGGGTGTTGGGATGAAGCCCGAGCAAAGGCCCAGCGATT